ACTACCACCTTCACAAATATTAGGCACGAACATAGATTCCTGCTTAATATTGCCCAGGATAGTAGCAAGGGCGTTTCTGTCTTTAATTCCTTGCTCTTGGAAATAATCCACAGCAAGTTGTTCATGTTCCGAACACCCTTTACAAATTAGCCTTTTCTCTTTTGGCTTTTCAGGAGCAACCTCTTTGGTCGCTGTCGTTTCAAACTCCTTAATAATAGAAAACGGCGCTGGGGGCGTCGTCAAAGGAGGAAAGATCGGCATCGTTGCCACGTTGGTTGTAACCGATGCCAGAAGGGGCAGGGCTACAGTAAAGAATTGTTGCATTAATTTTAATAGAACTCTACATCCGTATAGAGAAAGCGCACTTCCCCTTTCTCAAGGGGCAATCTCCACGGCTCTAATTGTCACATCACCGTCTCATGACAAAGACCATAACATAGCACATATTTATGGAGATGTCAACCCCCCTAAATAAAGATGGTCGTTTTTAATACCAAAAGAACAATGAAAAGATTACTTCTAATCTCTTCGTTATTCTTAATTACTCCTGTAAGTGCTGCTGAAATTACATCAAGAATTACTGATTCCGTTCAATTGGGTGTACAGGGCGCAGCGGTTCAATCAACAAGAATTGGGGCTTCATATTCTGCCTCAGGAACAAATATTCAAGCAACATCATTTGGCGGTGTAAATGGTGCTGGAACTTATGATATCAATACAGCAGGTCAAGCATTTACTTTCTCAGAAAGTTTCAATGCTGCTGATACACCAGTCACCACTCAGTCGGTCAGTGCTGGAGTTATTGCTTCTCCCAACCTTTATGGGGATAGTGTTACTCAGTTAGCAGGAGACAAAGGTTCTCTCGCTGGTACATTATCACCTACAGGTGTTCCTACTATAACTGCTGGTGGTCCTGGCACTACAGCAACCGCACAACGTAGTATTGAATTGAGCGTATTCAAATGAGACATATCCTAGCAGGGTTGCTCCTGCTAGGGATTTCTTGTCCTGCCCTAGCTGAAAGTGTTGTGCCTAATTTTACAAGGGGCACAATCAATGCAACCACAGAATCAACTACAAAAATAATAGAATCAATTCGTCAAGTTGAATATACAACTGGCACATCATATACTGTAACTGGAACTAATATTAACATTCCTGGCACTCCTCAACAGGGAGCAAACTATAGTATCATGACTCAAGGTGCTCCGTTCCAGTTCAGCGAAACCTACCTCGGTCCTGGAGTGGCTAAAGAAACATGGATAGACAGAACAACAGAAACTCAATCAACCACTACATCAATCTCTGTCTTTACGCAGTAATATCACTAGGAGGAGCAGCTTATGGACAATCTGCTCCAGCGCCTAGCAATACTAACATTGCTGGCCCTAGTGCTAGTGCTACTGGAAACGTCACTAACCAAGCGGTTCAGGTATTGCAAGGTCCATACGCAGTTAATACCTACGGAGCAGGGGTTAGTTGCCAGGGAGCAACGTTCTCAGTGTCTCCGTTTGCTCTGAAGAGTGGTAACGAAAGTGATGACCCAGAAACATTTGCTTCTCGCAATAGTAACTGGGGTATCTCTGCTGGGTTAAATGTTCCCTTAGATGGTGGGTTAATGGAGTTATGCAAAGCAAGAGCAAAAATTGAGATTGAAAGACAAAAAGCAGAAGCAGACAAGGCACGTTTAGATTTTGAACTTGTAAGATTATTGAAGTGTGGAGAAGCAATTAAATCTGGTGTTACATTTCATCACGAATCTCCTTACGCTAAGATATGTTCTGATGTAGTTGTAAGGTATCCACAGATAAATAATGTGTTACCTGCGCCACAGAATAATGGCCAAGTCAAAAAATAAAGGCAGCGATAAAGCAGCCAAAAAACCAAAACAAAATCAAGGTAATGCTACAGCGAAGAAAGCAAAGAACGGCGGCAAAAAGAAATGATGGAATTTATTGCTTTCATGATTGTTGGTTATGTTGAGATTAGCCCTGGGCAATGTCAACTTGAATATTTTCGCTATAATGATATAAACTCACTTGTTATCCCATGCCAAGAGAATGGAACACCCCTAAGAGGGAATGTTGGAATGCTCCAATCCACCAAATACTCAAAGCCATAGACAATCACACACGCCTTCGTATGGAGACAGGTGATATGTGGCATGAGGAACAAGCACAAATATTAAGAAAGTATGTAAAAGATTTGAAGGTTTTTATACATAAAGAAGAAGGATGGTGGAACGAATGAAATTCATAGCAGCAAGAGAAACATTTGACGGTCACATTTATTTTCAAGATAATATTAATGACTCACCTAAGTGGACTGGAGAATTTTCAGAAGCAAAACGTTTCGATAGCGAAGAAGAAGCATTATCTAAATCAGATAGAACTGGTTTATATTCAGGGTCAATCATAGCAATGGAGATATCAGAATGAAATACTTATCACTAGCATTATCAGTTACAAGTTTAGCAGTCAGTGCTGCTATTGGAGTTGGTGCTTACATGACATACCAGAAAGCACAGAAGATTCTAGACAATCCAGAAGCATTTGTCGGTGCTGTTGTAGAGAAGCAAGTCAGTAAGGCATTTGAAAAACTTCCAATTCCTAAACTAAATACTGAGAAGTTTAAACTTTTCTAAACATGGCTGACAAAGACCCATACATCTATAGAATACGTTCAGTACACAAGGTAGTAGATGGCGACACTATTGACGCTGACATTGATTTGGGTTTTGATATCTCCCTTACTAAGCGAATTCGTCTTGCTGGTATCGATACCCCAGAGAGCAGGACAACTGATGCGTATGAAAAGAAACTTGGTCTCGAAGTTAAAGCATGGCTCAAAGATAGATTAGAGTTTGCTAAAGATATTCTGATTAAAACAGAACTACCCGATAGCACCGAGAAGTATGGTCGCATCATCGGTCATCTGTATGTCAATGGCGAGACCACATCCATCAACAATCAAATGATTGCTGAAGGATATGCTTGGGAATATGATGGTGGTACAAAGAAAAAAGATTTCGCATTACTAGAATCAAAAAGAAAGGCGAGCTGATAACTTCTTAGCAATCTTTTTAGGTGGGGCAAAGAGACCTTTAAATCTTTCCCTACCTTCTTTTGTGAACTTATCGCTCATCACATCATCAATAATAACTTTGTTCTCTATTTCGTAGAGAGTATTGGTATCTATTTGGTCACGGATATATTGCTCCACATTATCTGTCTGTGCCACCAAACGAGTTCCTTCTGACGAGTATTCAAATATGTCAACATGACCACCTTCTGCCATGACATAATGCAGAACTGGTTTGACTTGTTTGATTTTAATTTTAAACTTGTTCTTTGTTGCCTCTCGTATCATTGGCTCAGCAGCGTTCTTAAGCACGTTGAGCACCGCTGTTGATGCCATAGTAGCAGCGGTAGTCACAACTGCTACAGCGCCCGCTGTGGCGACGAGAGAAGGGTCTGGTAAGTCGATGTTTAATCCAGCAATAGTAACACTAGGTTTGTCTGCTGGTATTTCTGCTATTGGAGCAGGTGGTTGTATAGCCTGCTGAACTGCTGGTGGCAAATCAGGTGGTTTAGTATCAGGCAATCCACGACTCTTTGATGTCTCTTCTTGTTGTTTTTGTTGCTCTGCTTTTACAGCCGCATCAAATTCTTCCTGTGTTGGTACATTAATCACAGGATATTTAATTGATGGGTCTGGCATCCTGAAAACAGGAAGTGCCAGACCTTGTGTTACTGGAGGAGCCTCAAACTTCGGGGCGGGCAGCCGCTCTACTGTAGTCGGGGGTATCCCCTGGATCACAGTTTGGGCAACCTGCGCTGGCAATATCTGCTGGAGGTTCTGGCTCTGGAGTTGGTTCAACTGAGGTGAACTCAGGTTGCCTATTTGGTTTATCTCCATCGTCGTCTTTATCTCCTTTCTTTAGAGTGTCAACCCCAAAGGTAGCAGCAGCGGCTGTAAATACAGTAGCAATAAATGTTGGATCCATCTTAGCGAGTAGACCTGCATATGATGCTGTAAGTAGAGCGGCACTCCAACTCAGTACAGTAATTCTAACAATAGTGCTCATACATTTTTCCTTTTTCTGTGGTTCTGCCATTGTTCCTGTTGAATGTGATTAACCTTTTTTCCAAGCCTCACCTTCTGCTTTTCTTCTACGTGCTAACCCCGCTTCTACATTTGAACCAGGATTTCTGTAGAGGTAAAGCGCATCGGGCACCTTATCCCATTCTTTATTTTTTAGAACACGAGTGATAGTATTAAAATTATCACCACCATAAAAACCAGCGCCAAGATTATAGGCGAAAGATAATAGAGCACCTCTTTTACCATCAGACATTTCATTCCAGTGTGGAATCTTACGAAGTGCTGGAAGGAAGTGATGCTTTGCTTCTTCAATCAGTAGATCATCTGCTTCTGCTTGAGTGATGCTATCACCCATCTGGAATGGTTTGCCATTCTTATCTCTGGTCGAACCCCAACCAATAGTGATTGGTAGTCCACCAGAAAGAGGGTCAGGATAAGCATTTAATCTACATCCTTCAAACTCTTTGACTAGTTTGATTCCCATTTGTGGAACATCATCACCACCCGCTACAGGAGCAGAAGCTGCAGCAGCAGGGGCCGATGCAGCATTACCCTTTTTTCCTCTATAAATCTCCGCCCAATCTACGTTATCTTCTAGATACTTGACTGGTAGATTGTCTTCTAACCACTGAACTGCTTTAACGTGGTTAGGGTTCTTCTCGTCATAGAACTTGAAGAAGTTGTGTAGGTCAATCCTTGCCATTTGTTCCTCCTATATTTGGAAAGTATATGTTAAACAATTCGCTTGCTTCTTTATGTTTACCGTGATTTGTGAGTTTTTTCACTTCTTCCAGAATCTTTTTTTTAAACTCAGTCGAAGATCCTTCCCCACCCATCGTTACCTCCTGGACACCATCTGTGCTTAAGAACTGCTTTAGTATAAATGGTCTTTTTACCATTTGTAACTGGACCAGTATAGTTATCGTTTAGAGAACCATATGGATCGTTAATGTAATATCCTTTGCCATCTGGTGTCTTGCCGATGACTACACACATGTGCCCACCAGTAGGAGCAGATAAAGAACCCCTGTGGAGAATACCAATAACAACGGGTTTGCCTCTATCAAGGCTCTTATCAATGTCAGCGAAAGAAAGATTATAGCTAAAGTGTGACTTAATACCATAACCTGCGAGAACCTTTGTCTGTACCGCATGGTCAGTCGTGTCACCAATTGCAAATACTTTCTTGACATATTCATCGTCGCCCTTGATACTGCCAGGCTTGAGGAAAGCAAGGCACATAGCGCACGATGAACTGTTACAAGTTCTATGTGCATCTCTGTAGTTATCTACTTGGTTAAAGTATGGAACATCGAGTACCGCTGGAGTTGGTGGTTTGGTTCTGAAGACACCAATCCAATCGGTCTCTGAGTCGTCTAAGAATTGAGCAGGCAGGTTATCTTCTAACCATTGAACTGCTGCAACATGATTCGCATTACCATCATCATAATACTTGAAAAAGTTATGAAGATCTAGAGTCATTTTTCTCTCCGAATAAACTAATGAAATACTCTGCGTCTACCACTGCTAGTGGTTTCTTTCCATTCTTTTTAATTACAACGAGAGGTTCATAGTCACCAGAGTTGGCCGATGCCTGCTCATAGGCATCCCATATATTTAGCTTCTCCACATTTTTACATTCAATACTATGAGGAAACTTTAACCTGGCAGCACGAGCCATAATAAGGTCTTCGCCACCAGCACCCATGCTACGAGATTCAATATCTTCTGGGTGAACCTCAAGCATCTCAATGAGTTTATCTCTTACCCACTGTTGCAGACGGCGACCTTTCGCTTTTGCTGAACTTGGATTCATAATAAAAAACCTCCATGATGGAGGTATTTATCTATTCAGTTGTACCAGGGGTCTGGAATTTTCGTTTGAGGGCGGCGAGTATCCACGCTTGAGATAGGCTCTTTGGTCCTTCCTTCAACAGTTTTTCCAGTTTTTCTATCTCTCTTTTTCTCACAGTTTAAAACCAGCGAAAGTATCTTTCTTAACATCTTGTTTAATACCGCCAATGACATAACTCTCAACCTCTGTTTCTTGCGGAGCAACTTGCAGACCTTTAGAAGACAACCAGTGCTGTGTCCAAGGAAGTGGATTATTTGACATAGGAGTATCAAACACAGGCTTCAATCCAATCGCTCTCATGCGACGGTTTGCAATATACTCAACATAAGAGTTGAGTAGTTTATCATTCAATCCAATGATGCTACCATCCTTGAACAGATACTGCGCCCATGCTTTTTCTTCATCGACCGTTTTCTTGAACTGCTCTACAGTCCACGCTTCTTCTTCTTTAGCAATCTGAAGCATGTCTGGGTCATCTCCATTAAGCCAGTTCTTGATAATGTTCTGTGTAAGAACAAGATGTTGGCTTTCGTCTCTTGCGATGAGAGAGATAATTTTAGCGGATCCCTCCATAAGTTTAAGTTCGCCAAAAGCGAACGAACATGCGAACGAAACATAGAATCTAATCCCCTCTAGAATGTTTACATTAACTACAGCGCGATAGAGTTTACGCTTTAAATCATAGAGAGTTTCTTTGGCAGCAGGAACACCTTCAAGTTGATGTTGCCATTGATTACCAGATGAGTAATCTTGTGCTGCACGAATGAAGTCATCATATGCTTCGGTTACACTCTTCGCCCTTTCAAGGATATTCTGGTCATCAAGGATAGTATCAAATACTTCTGATGGGTCAGAATAGATATTCTTAATAATATATGTATACGAACGAGAATGAATCATCTCCATCGTCTCCCATATAGTCATCGCTGACTCTAGTTCTGGGAGAGAACAATAGGGAATGAATGCCATACCAGGACCACGACCCTGTACAGAGTCAAGCATAATCTGATACTTCAGATTAGAAGTATAGATATGCTTTTGCTCTGGACGGAGGTGTGCATAATCTGCACGGTCCTTTTGAAGAGAGACCTCCTCAGGTCTCCAGAAGTATCCAAGTTGTTGTTGAGTTAGCTTATCGAAAATAGGATACTTATAGGTATCATATCTTTGAATGCCTAGTGGAGCACCGAAGAACATCGGTTGCTTCTTTACATCTACATGTTTTGTATTAAAAACAGTCATCCCGTCAACTGATGGGGTGGTCTCGGTTAGTTTAAATTTTGCAACTGTCACAATCTTCCTCCTCTTGTGCTCCTTCTAAGATTGAATTAAGTAAACTTTCTAGAGATTTCTTTTTATCTTCGTCGTCTTCCTCCTTTTTAATATCATATGTATTCTGATAATAAGATGTCTTCCAACCATACTTGTATGTGTTGAGAAGATCTTGAGCCATCACCGACACAGGAACTTCATTATCGGCATAATTTTCTGGATTATACGACCAGTTTCCAGATATCGCTTGATCGAAGAACTTTTGCATAACAGCAACAATATTAATATAACCAGTATTGCTAGGCATATCCCAAAGGAGCGTATAATAATTCTTAAGGCTCGTGTACTGCGGTACAATCTGCTTGAGAACGCCCTTCTTCGACTTCTTAACGGACAGGAAGGCACGGGGAGGTTCGATTCCGTTTGTCTCATTTGACACAACGGAACTGCTCTCCGAAGGCATCTGTGCGGACAGTGTTGAGTTCCTAAGACCGTGCTGTTTAATAGATTCCCTGAGGTTATCCCAATCATAATGGAGGACATTAGGTACGATTTCGTCTACATCTTTCTTGTATGTGTCAATAGGAAGAATCCCATCGGCATATTTAGTACGGTCAAAGTATCCACACTTGCCCTTCTCAATTGCAAGTTGATTAGAAGCCTTCAGCAGATAATACTGGAATGCTTCTGTCAGACCATGCACAAGATGAGCAGCAGCACCATCAGAATACTTAACCTGATGACGAGCTAACCAGTGTGCCAGTCCAATGTAACCAATGCCCAGCGAGCGGCGGTTACGGGTGGATGCTTCAGCAGCAACCACAGGATACTCTTGGTAGTCAATCAACTCGTCCAGCGCCCTCACAGAGAGGTCACAGAGTTCTTCTAGGTCATCTAGGTGCTTAATCTTACCTACGTTGACAGCAGACAGAATGCACAGGGCAATCTCGCCATTGATATCATCAATGTGCTGTAGAGGATTAGTGGGCAGGGTAATCTCTTGGCAGAGGTTACTCATCCAAACTTTATCTTTGAATGAAGAGTGGTCATTGCAGTGGTCAATATTCATAATGTAGATACGACCAGTTTCTGCTCTCTCCTTCAAGAGTGAAAGAAATAGTTCTTGAGCGCCAATAGTTTTTCTTGGAATAGAAGTATCTCGTTCGTAAACATTGTATAACTCATCAAATCCAGCAAGACCAAAAGCATCAGACAGACCTGGAACGTCGTGTGGAGAGAAGAGTGTGATGTCTTCGTTTCGAATGAATCGCTCATAAAAGAGTTTAGAGATTTGAATGCTGTAATCTAACTTACGAACGCGGTTATCTTCGGTTCCTTTGTTGTTTTTTAATACTAAAATGTCTTCGATTTCCTTGTGCCAGATTGGGAAGTGGACTGTCGCGCTTCCTCCTCGTATACCATTCTGCGTACAGCAACGGACAGTTGCTTCAAACTTTTTGAGAAACGGTATAACTCCAGTGTGGCTGACTTCGCCACCTCGAATTTTAGAGTTGAGAGCGCGGATTCTACCTGCGTTGATACCGATGCCCGCCCTTTGAGCAACATAGCGACCAATAGCCATGTCGCTACTGAAGATGCTATCAAGGGTGTCATCAGAATCAACCAGCACACAACTAGCGAATTGTCTAAGTGGCGTCCTAACTCCTGCAAGGATGGGAGTTGGCACGTTGATTTTGTGCTTGCTGATTGCGTCGTAGTATCGCTTGACATATGATAGACGATTTACTTGAGGATACTCTGCAAAGATAGTTGCTGCAACCAGCATGTATGCATACTGTGGTGTCTCGAAGACACTTCCACTGCTTCTATCCTGCACCAGATATTTATCTACTACCTGGCGAAGACCAGCATATGTGAAGAGATAGTCACGGTCATGGTCAATGAAACTATTAATCTTATCCCACTCCTCATCAGTATACTTACCAGCAAGTTGCTTGTCGTAGATACCTTTATAGATTCCTTTGGTGAGATGCTCTCCTACCGTGGGGAACCCGTGCTTCCAAGTAGGTCCAAAGACCTGCTTATATAGAGAGAACAAAAGGAGACGAGCAGCAACAAACTGATAGTTTGGAGAGTCAAGATCAATGAGGTCACTAGCTGACCTGATAAGAATTTCTTGAATTTCGTTTGTGGTAATGCCATCATAGAATTGAATACCAGATTGAATTTCTACTTGTGATGGCGATACTCCTGCGAGACCACCACAGGCACATTCTACCATCGTGTGAATCTTATCAAGGTTAAGAGATTCTGTAGACCCGTCACGCTTTTTAACTTTGATGCCGTTGCTCATATTTTCTTCCAGAGGTTAAATTTTACTTGTGCTTCTAAACCAGAATAGGTATTACATTCTACCACAGATTGCACGTTATGACCAGCCAGAAACATATCATTGATGTCTTTTTCTTTAATAGTATCTGGCCAAATAACTACTTGATTTCCGTGCTGTATGGTTTTGTTAATACGCTCAACGATTTGTTTGTTCCTTGGCTCGTTATCATATATCCAAACAGGATTGTGAATATCCCGCTCACTAAGATTAACATCAGCTCCGCACATAGCAAGCGAGTTGCGAATGAAGAGTGAGTCAATCGGTCCTTCAGTAATGTAGATGGTTTCATGTTTGTTTATACGATCAAGTCCAAATAGTTTAGGATATTGCTTATCCAAGATGGTAGTGATATAGCGAAGGCTTGCATTCTTGTTAAGAGACCTTGCTTGATATCCGAATACGTTTCCATCTTCCGAGATTAGTGGGAGTATAATTCTTGCTTCTTTAATTGTATTTTTATTATTCTCCCAAGCGTTGAAATCCTCTGCGTAATAGAAGTTTGAGTAAAATGACTCTGGTATCTTTCGGTTGAGCAGATATTGTTTTGCTGGGTGTGTAGTATTTAGGGAATCGATGCTTGACAGTTCACTGAAAATGTTCTTCTTGAACACTGGTTTAGTTGTAAATGGTTTGAAGTCAGGCGTCTTCACCTGATAATTCTTACCTGTCATACCTTCCTTATAACGCTCCAACACATACTCATCGTGGAGCATAGTGTTCTGGTCCTTCAGAAACTGTGAGAAGTTACGAGTGACGCCACAATTATGGCACTTGAAAACAAAGCTATCTCTCATACCAAAGAGATAACCTCTCGCTTTATTCTGTTTCTTTGCTGAGTCGCCACAATAGGGGCAACGGAAGTTATAAGTTCCTTTCTTTTTTTCAGTAAACTTGAGGAGTTGTGAAGAGACCAAACCAATATACTTGGTGTCAATATAGTTCATTTTGTATGGGTGGTCGTTGCTCCTCCCATAGTAGCACCGTTGTTTCCGACTGTCAAGAGGTTGCCAAAGAAGCTAGCAGACCCAATAATTACAAGTGCTGCTGTTCCAATGCCAACACTAATCCACCTGAACGTAGCAAGATCATTTACTCTGCCTTCAAGTTTTTCAATACGTTCTTTGACATCTTTAATTAATTCCAAAATAGCATTATCATTCCTGTCATTTTGTTCTAATCTATTTTCGTGGCGTTCTAAAATGAGAGCAACATTCTGGTTGCTCTCACTAATTTTATCTACTGCTCTCTCAAGTTTGTCAAGCATCTCTTTGGAGAGATCTTCGTATATTTGAAATTTCGCTTCTAATACTTCTAGGTCTCTACCAAATCCAAACATAACTCCCCTTATCAGACGTTGCGAACTGCGAAGTCAAGTGCTTTCTGATAAGATGAAGCACTCATGTTAAGCATGACACGGAACTTATCTCTGTTCTCTGGTGATAGACCTTCGTAGGTTGCTAGGATTCTCTTAGCATCAAAGACACCGATTCTTCCACCAGTGCCATCTTGGAATACAAGATTTGCAAATGATGTCTCGGGGTCTCTTCCCCATGCTCCACCTTCTTCAGCAACTTTCATTGCCGTAGTGAATACATCTACGCCACCAGCAGAACCAGTTCTAGGTTGAGAAATCATTTCAACTTCCTCTTTCTTCATGATTTGTTTCGATGCTCTCTGTTGCTTCTGTGCAGATTTCTTTTTGAAATCGGACATACGAGCACGAAGCAGAGTATTCATTTCATCTGACTTGTCTTGTGCTTGCTGTTTCGCTTGAGTACGCTTCGTTTGAAGTTCTCTCTTCGCTCTCATTTGCTTAGAAGCTTTGATTTGCTTCTGTGCCTTTTCAGTTTCGGTTACTCCTTCCGAAATAATTTCCATATTCTCTTCAGACATTTTAGTTTTCCTCCTTGACATAACTCTTTGGATTAGTTTTTTAGCACTCTTCTTGCGACCATCAATCTTTTCGTCTTTGGTCTTTTTCAAGTTTTTCTTTTTCTTTGCTGTGTTAACAAAGACAAAGGCAGGAGGAAGTGCTAGTGACGATCCATCACCTGCCATCATTTCATTCACAGTAGTTTTAGAAGTTTCAGACATTGTTCGTCTACATCTGTTGTATCTACATTCTCTGGCAATCTATCTAAAAACACCATAAATGCTTTTATAATTGGCCAGTATTGCGATTCTATTTTATAGAATAGCAGCAGCGTTGCTGCATCATTGAATACATTATATAGTGTTATGATATGGTTGAGAATCAAATGATGTTTCAACTCACCAGTAGTTTCATAACGTCTCAATAATCTTTTTATATATTTGAACTTTTGAAGGTCTTCTTCAAAGTCATCGTATGTAACAGATAACGGGTTGTCGTAGTTTTTAATTGCAAACAATAACCAGTTATCTGGATTCAACTCATGAAAAATCATATCTCATCATGCATATGTAAGTGAAGCGGCATTCGAGATAATCTCTTCAGTTCCACCAGCAGAAGTAATCTTCACACGGAACTTGTAACCATCATAGGTTGCCTTAGCAGCAGCAGTAAGTGTAAGAGTTGCTGTTGTAGAACCAGAGTATACTCCAGTATCTGTGAGGTTAGTCCACTTAGCAGTTTGAGTAGCAGTTTGATACTGCCACTGATAGATGAGAGTTCCAGGTGTGCCAGTTGTCGAAGTTGTAACTGTGAATGTTCCAGTGTAAGGAGTAGCAGCACCAGTTACTGCAGCAGGTTGACCAGTGATAGTAACTGCAGACACTACATCAGCAGCAGGGTTATCGTTATCGAAATCACCAGCGGCAACTGCAGTTGCATTAGCAAACGCGATGCACTCTGCCTTGTGGCGAGTATTGCCATCACCATCGGTGAAAGTTCTATATGCCCACCAACCAGACCACTTAAGACCGCGAACTTTATTCTCATCTAGAGCAGCTTCTGCATCATCAACAAAGATGATTTGTGTACCTGCAGGATACTTGCCTTCATGTAGAAGACCAGCAGCAAACTCTTTAGGAGCAGTTCTGCGAATTGCGTTAGCAGCAGTAACAGTTCCTGTTGAACCTGCATATGCTACTTTTAGTTTTAGTGTCGTTGCTGAAACTACTGACTCAACAGTATACTGAACACCACCGAGAGAAAGAACATCTCCGTTCTGAACAAAATCAGCAGTTGCTCTATTTGTAAAGTCACCAGTTGTAGTAACAGTTGTGCTACCGTTGGTAACACTTAAATTTGTTGCCAACGCCTTCGCGTCGATTGTTCCGAAAATTGCCATCGGTTTCCTCTATAAAATATTCGTATTCTAAAAAGTATTTATAAAAAAGGGAGACCTTACTTCTGGTCTCCCTTGCGTAAAACAGTTCTCAGAAACAACTGCATGAAATCTAAGATACCGTTTGCTTGAGTTCTTTTTGTTTTTGATAACCACTCAGACAATGATAAAAGAAAACCAAGAACTATTGTGACACCCCAGTTCGTCAGAAAACAGGTAATCATGCTTGTGGTGTAAAGAGCTTATCTTTAACCAACTCAAGGACAACATCATCAATGCTATTATCTGTTGACTTCACATACTTTGTTAGAAGTTCAATAACAAGATTTTTGACCGCTGGGTGAGTCGCAATTGAAATAAGTAGTGGTTTAACTACTGCTACTACTGCGCCCATGATGACCTCCGAAAATGGATGACGGCTTATTTAGGCTGCTTTCTTTGCCATGTTGGTAGCGGCACCAAACATCACCGACTGTGCCTTGTTACCATACTTTGATTTCATCTTGCCGAACTTCTTCTTCATACCTTTAACGAACTTTTCTTTCTTTGCTTTTTCTTTAGCAGAAAGACGCTTCTCTTGAAGTTCTTCGCCACCTTCCATTTCGTATCCTGCCTTCACACACTTGTCTTTACCATTCTCTGTGCCAGCATACTTATAACCTTTCCAGCAAGCTTTGCCATCGGCACCTTGCTCCTTGCCTTCCTTGTTCTTACCTTCAGCAGCAAACTCTTCTTTCTTAACTTCTTTCTTTGCTTTCTTTCCTGTAGGTGGTTCTGGGTCGTTGGGAGTATCAACGTCAGGCATGATTTCAATTTCTACTTTCTTGCCTTCATCTACGGCTTTTTTTTTACTCTTGCCGTATCCTTCTTGAACTTCTGCTGCTTTCTCCCACATTTCTTTGACCGACTTCTTACCTTTTTTGGCACGAAGTAAAGCAAAGTCATGAGCGTCAACCTTACCATTTTTGTTGGCATCAATCTTCTCTTGATTGCCAGGCATGTCTTTTCTTTCTTCGATGTGCTCTACTTCTTCTGCGCGATTCTGCTTCGAAGAGTTGCAATCTGCATCACCATGGCGAGGGCATGATGTACCAGCGCCAGTGTGGTTGCACTCACTTTTTTCGTCTAACTGAACAAGTGCCTTTTCAATCAGTTGTTTAGAAAACTCATCAAGGTTCATTTTTCTTATGCGGATTTCTTCTTATACTTATTTATAAATTCCTTTGCCCTTTCAATATTATCCGAACCATCACGCATCTTTAGTGGCTCGTCATCAGTAAGATAACAACCACAATGTTCTTTGATGTCCTTCACCCAAGCACGAAACATCTTACCTTCAGTGGTGACAGCTATGACATAGTTGACACCACGACGATGAATCTTTCCAACTTCACCTAGATTATTTTCTACCCAATCACCCTCAGCAAACATGTTGCCAAGCATATAAGATTTTTGTTTTGATTGTAGTAGTAATTCTTTTAGTGATTTCATATTGTTTTATTAGTATTTAGTCCCTAACTTTAACATAGGATGAATTATAAAAATAACTTTTATCAAGCATACCCGAGTCACCAAATATTTGAAGACCTTGTGATGAAGCATAAAGATACAATGATTTTAGAATATTATTTTTTAATGTCGGTACAATTTTTTTGCTTGTCATCATCCATCCCAATTCAACAGCAGCAATTTTAGATTTGAAATAATTTTTCATATCGTTTTCTGTCTTAGGAATTTTATATCCATCTTGCTTAGATAGAAAAGAAATATAACTTCCCAATACACCAGGCCAACCAGAATTTCCAGTAACAGAATTGATATCATCATTAGTGGTAAACAATTCTGTTTTACCTTTATTAATTATATTAGATTCAAAACTATCCAAAACTTTTGCTTGAGGAGCAGCATTCAAATCTGGAAATATTTTACCTCTTTTTCCTGGTGTTTTTAAAATAGTTAAAAAGTTTTTTCTAGTTTGTTTTAACATGTTCCCAAACACAGAACTAGTTAAATCAATAATCATAGAAGCAGGTCCAACAGAAATCTTACCATGTTTAGCAGAAGAACCATTGATACCTAATTCAAATTGAACGTTAGTACCAGTTCCAAAATTTCGACAATCAAAAAAGTATGAAGTTGTATGCTTTTCTACTTCTTGCTTTTCTCCAACTACAAATGTATAGGTCACATCAAAATTAATATAAATTTTTTGTGCTGTTTTTGCCCAATCTACTTTAATATTACTGACATCAATATCATATTGTTCAAGAGAAGGATTTGAAATCAATTGAATCTTTGGTGTCTTTAAAGTTTTTTTAAGTGAAATTGGAATAAACTCTCCACTCATAATATTTTGATGAATCCAATTATTATAACGAGTTAATTCTGCCATCATTTCTTGAACTTTTTCGGATGATGCTATCAATCCACTCTTTCCTCTTTTAAATTTAGAAAACTCTTTAATAGTTCCTTTAAAAAATCCTCTTGTCGTAGTTTCTCTATCTACCTTTTGTTCATTGGTTTGTTTAGCAACTGCAAACATATCAGCAGGGTTCCACTTATCTTCTCCAGAATCTCCAGAAGCATATCCTTCTTGTCTCAGAGCATTTGCCAAAACTTGATTAAATTTATTTTTAAATTTGCTTTTGAACCATTCAATTTCTTTTGCGCCAGCATGATAAAAATTATATTTAATGCCAGATTTAAAATACTTGGATTTATATAAAGCATTTGATACATTAACGCAAGATGTAATCCACTCTGGATTTTCTAAACCATACTGTATCAACTTGACAATTGGTTTCTCAGTGAAAACATTTTCCCTAACAGTCCTCAATACAGTAGCATCTTCATTCCTTCCCTTGATTAAGAATTCTTTAAATCCATTTTCAGTAATATCAGATCCTTCATCCTGACGATAAGCAAGTGCTACACACTGCAATGATTCTGTATAATCAGATTCTTTACCAGGAAAACTATCTTTCTTGCCTCCACGACCAGAAATAATTTGCTTGCCAATCTTACTAAGAATAAGAGTTTCAATCTCTCTATCATTAGTAATACTTTGGAATTCTATTTTTCTATATGGATGTTGACCAGATTCTTCACGAAAAATATCGTAAAGAATCGTAGAATCATAAACATCAATTCCACTTTCCACTAGGTCATCATAAACAGAAAGAATTTTTTTAACTCTTTCTCCATCCTTATAAATCCTGCGACTAGCAACTTGCTCATCAGTAAATGGCACTTCAGCACCTTCACGCATTAACTGAATAAACTTATCCAGATACTGATATGGTTTTGCAATAACGCTAGCAATAGCTGGTGCGGTCATGGTAAATTCTCCCTTACTGCTTTGAATAAACGGTTTTTAAAATCTTTGTCTTTTTTTACTGCACTTGGAATACCTGAATTGAAGGTTTTCATATCCAATTCAGCAATCGCTTTCCTCATCTTACTTGCTGACATACCAGAGACATCATCTGCATCTGGATCTCTTTCTCCTGCTGATACAGTTTCCAACTTCCTGAAAGTATATTCTTTCTCATTATACTTCTGTATCAGTAAATCCATTTCTTGTACACGGTCACTACCGACAACCAGTGTAACATCAGCATATTCACCTTGCAAGCTCTGCAGCACATGTATAATGGTCTTCAACTTATTATCATACATGATGTTTCTTTTGTGGGTAGGAAACATTTCTTTCATAAACTCTACCTTCGCATCAGAAGGTAGAGGGTTTTTTCCTTTCTTATCTTGCGAATGACTGGTATAGATTTTATAGTCATCCGTGCCTGCTGCTCTTTTTACCGCATCTAGAAGTTTTTCGTGCCCCGTTGTTGGTGGATTAAATCTACCGAATGTGATGACTACTCGTTTCATTAATCTCCTTTAACCCAGTTTTTGTCTATCGTAAAGTTAGCAACACTAAACTCTAAACGGTCAACCAGTTTGGTGGCGGCACCATCTTTGATTGCTACGAATCCTTCTGGTGCGGTAACTTTAAATCCATGCTCAGTGCGAAGGAAAGTGCGAGTAGCATCATTTGATTCCAACTTTTTAACAAAGAAGAGTTTGGCATTACTGATAGTATTATATAGAATCACTAATTTCTTAAACGCTTCCATGTTGTTGTCAATCAACTCCATGCCATCATAAAGCTTCTTGAGTTTTGCTGCTTTGGTCTTTGCCATCTTTGCTTTATCAACTTCCTTCATTACCACACCTTCAAAATATTTTTTGAAGTTATTAATGAATCCAGGTACATTACTAACCTTCTTTCCTTCACGCACATAAGTGTTGAAGTAAGTTTTGAGTCGAGGACCAACCGAAAGATTATCTTTTGCTTCAATAAGCGCAGCAATTTCATTCAGAAGTTTTTTGCAACCAGGCAAAGTGCGTTGTGCAACTTTTTTCATGTTAGTGAGAGTGCGCTTCTCCTGTGCATTTAACAATACATTAGAACCAAGCGTTCCGACTTCGGCACTGATAACAAAGATGTCATCATCTTCAGCAAATTTAGAAATGTCAACCCCAAAAGTAGCGCGTGATTCTGCAATACTATTACCTACATAACGAGTATGAAACACTACACCAATCTTTGCTCGCTTAGCTTTTTCGTATGCAGGAGTGCCTTTGGGAATAGCATAAGTGATAGTATTAGGAGTAAAGGTAAAGTAATCTTTGCCATCAATCTTAGCATCTTTGCCATCGTCAGTAAAAAGCAAATCACCTTGAATGATTCCTTTAATTTTTAATTTAGGAAAATGCTCAAGTGCTACTTTCAGTTTCTCAACCAGACCAGGAGCGTGACCATGATTCTCTTGAATGTCATCTTCCGTATAATTAATTTTACCATCTTTATTGAACACTGATTTGGTGCCCACAAAGAAACGTTTAAACTCTGGATCAATACCACAGATTACAGCAGGAGCACCATCCCACTTAGTAGTGATTTTAAAATTTTTATTTTGAGTGCCACTAAAAGTTTTAGTAAGCTCATCAAGAAATGCAAAGGCATCCACAGCACCCTGCTCTCCGTCAAACAGGATGCTGTCTTCCAGGTGCTCTAGGTGGGTGTTCTTGCTCATACTAGAAAGGGGGGTCACCCTTATTTAGGTGTCCCCCCCATCATAGCACAGGTTTGGTCAGATGTCGCCTTCTACGCGGTTCTCGGAACGGTAAACATCGAAAGCACCCTCTGGGTATCGGGCGGTGAGTTTCATAACGTTCGTCACCACCACTTCATTCAAGTCAACTCCCAGTCCGATAAGTGCTTGAGTGAAATACCAATACACATCCCCAAGTTCTTTGATAAGATGGGTGCGATTATCTTCAGTCAGTTCTTTACCTTGAAATGCAATCTTCTTTACAATCTCAGTGAACTCACCAGCCTCAGCAGTCAATCCAACAGCAGCAGTCATTAGACGAGCAATCGGAACATCACGCTCAGACAGTTGTTGAATGCGAGCAACAAACTCTTCATTACTCTTAGAGGGATAACTGGTGGTGCTATCCACAAACTGAGTATATTTAATTAGGTCAACTTGTTTTGTCATAAAATAAAACTAGTAAATTTACTTTGCGTGTTTCTGCTTTGTTCTGCTGCCATCTCTTCAAAGTCGTATTCTTCTTCTTTATCAGAAGATAGGTCAACAGCGTTATCAACATTATAGAGCTTCATTCGTGCTCTGTCAACCCCAACCAAGAATCTCTTATATGCAGTAGGGTCATTATATCGATTCTTTAATTGCTTGACCATAATCTTACCATCCTTCTCCAAATCTTCTGTCGATATAAGAGCAAACATGAAATCAGCAGTAGCAGGTAAACCAAAGGATTCCGAAGTATCAGTAAGATCCACGTCGCTATTGCCAAAACCACTACGGGTTGTTTGCGTCGCTGAGACAACAGGAACATTGTGTTCCACAGCAAGACCGCGTAACTCTTCAGCAATCGCTTTAACGTAAGTATAAGAATTGACGATAGCACCCTTGTACCTTGCGCTAGCACAGATGTTAAGGTAATCGATAAAGATGATATCTGGTTTAAACGTCTTCTTGAGTTGAAGTTCGTTAAGAAGAGATTTGAAGTGACCGACATGTGCTGATGCTGTAGGATATTCTTTGATAATAAGACGACCCTGAGTTTTACGCTTCAGTTCATTGATGCGACTTTGGAAGATTGTCTCAGGCAAATCCACAAGGTCTTTGATATTGACGTTAAACAGATTAGCATCAATACGTTCAGCAATCTTTTCTTCTGCCATTTCCATAGTGATGTAGAGAACGTTGCGACCCATCGACAAACAATGAGCAGCAAGGTCACACATAAAGAGTGACTTACCTACACCAGTGCCAGCAAGAGCAACATTGAGTGTCTTGTTTGGCAGACCACCCTTGGTAATCTTATTAAAGTATTCAAGATGGAATGGAATCTTATCTTCTTCACGATGGTAGAACTCATATCGCTCTACACTATTCTCTAGATAATCGTGACCTACATGTTCGTCGAACGATACTGCCAGGGCCTCTTGAAGGATTGCTGGAATCGCATCCTTTGATACTTTCGGATTGCCTCCATCCGCGACCTTGATTGACTCAAGGAGGGCGAGGTAAATTGCTCTGTCCTTACACCACTTCTCTGTGGTGTCGAGCAACCAGTTGTATTCGATTGGGTCGGTAGATAACTCAGCAATCGTTTTAACCGCGTTTTGATATACTTCCTCATTTAAATCTTTCCTACTTTCAAGGTTAATTGTCAATACTTCTTTGGTGGGAACCAGTTCATAATTGCTAGCAAAATTCCAGACCTCTTCATAGATTACACGTTCGTGAATCTCATTGAAGTAATCTGGTTTTACAAAAGGAACAACCTTCCTGTAGAACTGTTCGTTACACAGAAGGTTGCGTAAGATTGTTGTTTCAATTCTCTCCATCCACTACTCCATATAGAAATTCTTTGCGGGCACATTCATCAAGGGCTTGCATCACTTCGGGCGTGAAATACTTCTGAGGATCGGCAAGAATAACAGAAGGATAAACGGAAGATTCCCCAACAACCACGCGATTCCCCTTACGTTGGAATACTCCATACTTCTCACCCAACTCCAGTAGTCCATAATACTTATCCAGTCCCCGTGCGTCATAGAATAACCTCGTCTCTATTTCTGAGTTTTCTTTGGTGAAGCGCGACTTCTGTGCCTTCACTTTAATAATGTTACCTACGACTTCAGTACCATCCTTCTCTTTCTTCTTAGACAGGAAGAGAATAGTTGACGCGGCATACTTCAGACCAGTGCCACCACCCATTTCTTTGGTGGGCACATAGGCACCAACCACTTCATATGTATGGTTGGTAACGATAAGAGGAATACCTGCCTGCCCCAGCTTGAGTGAAAGAATACGGAAGATGGATTTGATAACCTGAGCGCGAGTCATGTCGCGTGTCTCTTTACCATCTGTAGCATCTTGAATCTCTTTTGATGTTGACAACATGCCAAGAGAATCCAGCACAAACAGAAGAGGTGGACGGTCTTCTTTCTTCAGTTTCGTATACTCATCCACCACCTTGATAGATTGGGTACGAAACTCTTGAACGGTAGTGACAGGAACTAGACCCACACGCTTGACATCAATACCACGCGAAACCATCATGTCTTTAGAGACAGCAGATTCAGTTTCAAAATAGATTACCTGTGCTTCAGGATTACTATTCAGGAAATGTTTGACGATAGAGAGGGCGAAGAATGTCTTACCAGTAGAGGACTCCCCAGCGAGGGCCGTGATTTTGTTGGATGGTAATCCCCCATAGATGCTCCCGCTAATGAGAGCATTGAGAATATAGCTCCCTGTATCAACAAAGCCGTCGCAATCGCCCGTTGCGATTCCGTCATCCGCCACAGTTGCAAACTCATTATCTAACTCCTTAATAACTGATTGTAAGAAACTCATAATACCTCAACTAAAAAAACTGGTTAAACTGCCTTTACGTTCCGCTTGCCATCCAATGCATTCTAGCACGTTCTTGAGCGGTTCAAAGAAACTCTTCTCAAATTGTAGCGTGTAGTCGATGTATTTGTCAAGGTTCAATTCTTTCGGCAGTTGTTGAAAGAACGAAATGACATTCTCACGGATAGGATTTGGTGTCTTCAGATAGATGAACTTAATCTTTTCGCCTTCCTGAATGATTGGATACTTGTGCTCCAGATTGTTTTTACGAATGTAATAGTTATAGAGTAATGCGCCCCTTACTTGAATAGGAGTGCCCTTCTGGTAAATATCAGCAGCACTACGATACTTCTTCAGACCATTACAACCACGAGGGAATGCAATGTTTAGATAGTTCTGCTTCTTAGTGTCCTCTTTGATTTCATTAATGAAGTCAAGAACATCTTCATTCGTTTTGGTTACAATGATACGATATGCCTGCTCCAATTTGTCACGATAATAAGCTGGTGTTGATGAACGAGCAGTTTCCATGCCACAGATTTTCATCTTTGGTTTGGCATAACGCACACCTTCACTATCCCACACGTTAAGAACATAGCGTTTCTTGGCAGTCCAGAAACCACGCTCAGCAATGTTCTCACGCTTCATCTTCATTTTCTGGTCATACGCTTTGAGGTAGTCGGCCAGTTCTTGGTAAGAACTTTCAATAAACTTTTCAAGTTCCATGCTACAGACCTTATCAAGGAACGTAACAATGCTCTCATTAGTTTTCTCTCGTCCTGCGAATATCTTGTCAACAAGAGGACCAAGGTTGAGATACATAGAATCGGTATCAGAAGCAATAACATAATCAGCACCATCAGTTTTAAGAATCTTATTTAGATAAGCATTCATCCTGTCACCAATCCAGCGAATAGAAAGCTGACCAGAAAGAGTGATTGCCTCAGCGATTTCAAGTTTGTAATAACGGAAGTGCTCATTACCGATAGCACCATAGGCAGAGTTGAGTTGAATCTTACGCGCCATCTGAATGTTATTGCAGCGAGAGATTTCTTTCTTCAACTCAATCGTTGGAGTTTTCTCATACTGTTGTTTGGCAGCAAGCATCTTCTTTTTGTAGATGGTTCGGTCTTCGTAAATCTTCTCCATCAGTTTGGGCAGGAACCCCTGCTGCTTGGTGGTGTAGTGCGTCCCATTGGCACACAGGGTCTCCCCTACGAGGTCGCTGGTATCAAACGCCTTGTCCAGCAGCATGTCCACGTTGACGCTGCTACGGCGCGGTAAAAGGGTCTCAGGGGACAGGTTGTACTGCATGATGAGGTGAGGGTACAGGGAGTTCAAGTCGAACGACACTACCCAATCATACATGCCAGGCACAGGTTCCTTAACATAAGCACCAGCATACTTGGCATCCTTCACACTATCTTTTTTAGGAGGAATGACAATACCCATCTTCGCCAGATAGATAAAGATGATGTTATCCCACATACGCACCTGAGAATAAACATCTTCGTAGTTTACTTTGGCGTCGTATGCCATAGTGAATGCAAGTTCCAGTAGCTTCATCTTGTCTTCCAGTTGGTCAACAAGGCGAACGTCATGGATGTTGTACTTTACAAACTTGTCCCAGTCCTTAGTGTAGAACTCTTTGAAAGTATCAAACTCAGAGTGGTCAAGTTTCTTGGCATCAAGTTCTACAGATGCAATGTGGTCGAGGCGATAAGATTCTTGATTGGTGTATGTGAACTTCTTATAGAGTTCAAGGTAATCCAACGTGGCAATGCCAGGAATATCATATGCAATCTGTTTGCGACCTTTGATAAAAATCTCACGCGATGAGATTAATTTCCAAGGCGACAGAAGTTTAGTATGGTCTTCACCAAGCACTCGATCCATACGGCGGCAAATGTATGGCATATCGAATAGTTGAACATTCCAACCAGTGATTACATCAGGGGTATTCTCCTGCCACCATTTGAGGAAGCACGAAAGGAGTTTCGTCTCATCGTTACAATGGATGTAATCAACCTGTCGGTCTTCATTCTTGAAACTCTTTGATCCCCAGACAGTGATGCGGTTTGTAAAAGAATCACGGAGAGAAATAAGCAGAATCTCTTGGTCTGCTGATTCAATATCAGGGAAACCGTTTTCTGCTCCAGTTTCAATATCCAGAGTAAATGTGCGAATGAGAGAAGAGTCGAAGCGAATTTCGTCATCGGGATATGCTTCGTTGATATACTGATACAAGTATCTAGTATTTCCATGAATTTCAAATCCTTCCACACCTTCATACTGATTGATGAATTGCCTACAATCATTAATAGAGCCTGGACGGACTTCCTTGAGGAAACGCCCATCCAGGCTCTTGTGGTCTGTCTGCTTGTTAGCAACAACATACAAACTAGGATTGTAGTTTACACGATACTGAACTCTATCACCATTTTCATAACCACGAACGAGGATGCGATTCCCCGCCTGCTCAATGTTCGTATAAAACTTCATGCGTCAACCCACGGTCTTCTGGTAGCATTCTAGCACAAGATACGACGGATCGCAAATGGTCAGAATGTCTTCTGCTCGTAGGTAGATCTGAGTTTGATTGGTGTAATTAGGAAACTTTTCAAGAATAATATAATCTGTTTGGGTAGTGATTACATGCTCGCCAGTTTCTTCGTTCAGTTCTTTCTCTTCACTTTGTTTAACAAACACTGCTCCTTCTGAAGGAATGTGTTTTGTATCTCGATTAGAATAATCCCAGTAAGAAAGATCTAAGATACGATATGGATTAGTGAGAAGGCACTCAGGACTCTCCTCCCTCTCCTCTATCTCCGCTATCAGATAATCCCGATCCTTCAGAACTATCACTTGAATCACTGGACTGTACGGTGTCGTTGTCATCTGCTGTAATTGTTCCGTCATTGATTATTTCTCCAAAACGTTGTACATAATTTGATATAACTTGTTCTTCAGGATCTGAAACACAAGCAACATAATCATATGCAACTCTAAATTCAGTATCCTTCGAACACGGCATCCATTTTTTATAATTAATAGTAAACTCATATGGATTATCAGTACTAGCAGATTCTCCTGTAGGAATTAAATTTACTACAAATGGATTTTTAAAAAGAAATCCAACTGGTGTTTCCGTTTCTTTATCAATATATTGATCTAACACAGTAATAATTTCTTGACCTGTTTTTGTAAGTACTAGTTTAATCATAGCAAAAACCAAAAAAATATTTTAACACAAAAAAGAAAAGGAGTCAAGTGACTCCCTCGATATTTATCATTCTGTCAGCAGTTCTCGTTTGATGCGAGTGCCAATATTATAAGTCGTTCTTTTCTGATGTTCGGGAATGATTTTCTCCAATGAGATTGTTAATAGACCATCCGCAAAATCTACAGAGGATACTCTGACATCTTCTGATAGTTGCCATGAGTGATTGAAGGAACGTTTGGAGAGACCTTTGTGGAGGTATGTTCTTTCAGAATCTCGTTTCTCAACTTTAGAGGTAACTCTGAGAATGCTTTGTTCTGTAGAGACCTCAATCTCTTCTGGTCGAAATCCTGCAAGAGCGACTTCAATCTCATAGTTAGAGCTGTCATTTTTGATGATGTTATAAGGTGGATAGTTAGTATTGTGCCCAGACATTGCATCTAGCCTGTTAAAAATGCTTTCTAATCCAACTCCAAATGGGGAATAGATATCCCAAGTGTATGTGTTTGTCATTATAGTTCTCCTTAATAAGCGAGAGTTTGTATAAGACCCCGAAGGCGTCTTCGTTATTATATATCAGAAAGCAATAAAAAAGGGAGTGTGGTACTCCCTACAAATATTATTCGGTTATCTCGGTCTTCTTACGACCAATGTTGTATTTACTCTCCAGAGTCCATTCGTCTTTCTCTTTGAAAGCAAGAACTTTAATCTGGTTTAGAGGAGCAACATCAGCAATTGCTTCTGCTTTGACAACAGAAATCAATCCCCAATCGGATAACAGTTGAATGATTCTGTTTCTACGTTGCACATCATTCACTGAAAGATTTGTATTCTTCCCATCAAGGGCAAACAGCTCCTTGAAGTGAACGATGTAATACTTGCCTTGCTTGTGCAGAATATGGCAAGATTGATAAATCTTTTTTTCTTTGCGGGATGCTACACCGATACGAGTTAGGGTCTCACGAACTTTGAGGAAATCATCAGGTTCATTGAGAGTAACCTCAACCATATCAGCTTGCTTCCATTCTACTTCGATATCAGGAGTCATCGTTTTCCACCTTTGTCTACAAGTTTTTTAATGTGTTCAAGTTGAGTTTTAGATAAGATTCTCAATGCTTGTAGAGCTTTATCGTCGTTATAACCATAATACTCCTTAATCGCATCAAGGTATTCTACTTGGGTTCTTTTCGCCCAAGGCGAAAACCGCTTACGCGGGTTGATACTATTTATAAAAAAGTCATACTGCAACTTCTTATCCAGATGGGGATACATGTTCATCTCATTGGCAAAGAGAACTGTATCGTGGAAGGCAGCAAGACACTTGTTAACAATGAAAGGTGGATATGCTTTTTCAGATTCCTCGTCAATAACTACCGACTTCTTGTTTTGATTTATTGAGTTCAAATATTCCGTTAGAGATGGTTTCGTCATAGTTAGTAATCAATAGTTCAGCACGGTCTTTTTGCTCATTCATGTAGTCACCTACTGAACGCATAGTATAAGTCAAATCCCATTTGGTTTGATAGTAACCATCATACCACTCCATAAGAGTTGGGTTGGTATTATAAGTAATCATCCAACGGTCTTTCACATTCCCCTGAGTAATCCAAGCATGAAACTCTTCATGGTTGAATCCTTTGTGCAGTTCTCCTTTCTTACCATAGAGATTATCTTTGATGTCGTAAGGGGGGTCAAAAAACCAGAATGTTCCTACAGGAGCAGATGTCATCATCATATCCCAGTAAGGACCACAAGTAATCTTCCAGTTTTGAATCAGTTCTGAGTATTTGGGAAGATTCTCGATACCACGCATCGAGAAGTTGGAGACACTTGCTTGAGGAGAGAAAGAAGATGATTCAGTCAGACCAGAGAAACTACACTTGTTGACAACGTAGAAGGCAGCAGCTCTACAAAGTTCTGGTTTCTCCTCATCATTCAAATCTTGTTTACAATAGTTGAATAGTTCTCTAGCAGAATCTGGTGTAGAATATTCTTTCTTGTATGCCTCTAGGAGAACAAACAATCCATCAGGTCTAGTTTGTAACATCTGCCAGAAGTTTACCAAAGGAGCATAAAGGTCATTCACCCACACAGGAATGTCTGGATATTCTTTAGTGAATGCAATTGCTACACTACCACCACCAATAAAAGGTTCACGGTATTCAGTAGCATTCTTAGGCATCTTCGGAATAAGATACTTGACGGCACGAGATTTGCCACCAGGATAACGAAGAGGGGTCTTTAGTGATTTCATTTAAACTTACACTCCACCATGATTTCAGTTAGACAAGCGAGAAGATTAATCTCTTGATCTGCCACAAAGGCAATCTGATATTGATACTTAGCAAGCACCAACACAGCAGGAGGAATAGAAGATCCTTCAAGCACTTCATTCAACGCATTGTAGATTTTACGAATGATAGTGTTAGGATCACTATCCATATTATCCACAACCCACTGACGCACAATCTTGTATTCTTTTGCTTTCATTGCTCGCATCAACTGATCGAGATTAACATCAGCAATATCACAGAGCACAGCAGAATCAAGTGACCCACTAGCAGAGTGACGCTGTGCCTCATTCAGCAGGCGTCGCCAGTCGGGGTAGTAACGCTGAATCAGTTTGACCAGCACCTTGTCCTCATACGCCACGCCAGAGGCGTCTAGGATGCCCTGTAAGCGCCCGAAGAATGCTGCCTGCAGTTTCTTCTGCTCCTCGGGTTTGATGCGGAAATCAACGACCGTGCAGCGAGAGTGCAGAGGGTCAACGATTTTGTTAATAAAGTTGCAGGTAAAAATGAAACGGCAGTTGCTATGAAACTCCTCAACAAAGGCGCGAAGAGATAATTGAACATCGTGTGTGGTATTATCTGCTTCGTCAATGATGACGACTTTATGCTTACCCCCACCAGTTAAACTGACAGAACTGGCGAACTGTTTGACGCGAGTTCGGATAGTATCAAGGAAGCGACCTTCATCCGAACCGTTGATAACAATGTATGAAGCACCAATCTCTTCACACAGGGCTTTGGCAACTGTAGTTTTACCAACACCAGGAGGACCAGACAGAAGGAGATTAGCAATCTCCCCCTGCTCTACAAATCCAGTGAATACTTTCTTTAACGAATCAGGGAGGATACAATCTTCGATTTTACGAGGACGATACTCCTCCACCCACAGAAAATTTTTCATTAATTAGAGTCACTCCATTTCATATACATTTTACCATGTTGTTCCAACTCTTTCAAGTGAACTTCCTGCATTTTTTCCATAGTTAAATGAGACAATTCCATATAACCATGATTAAAATTAATGATGCCATTTACATAACTAAACTCTGGTTGTCTACCATCAAAAATAAATTTTAGAGTCCAGTCATTTCTATAGGCATAATAAACAACAGACATAACTATAGCTGCTGTTGCTTTAGATCCTTCTACTACATGAGCATGTAATAATCCTTTATCCGCAGTCGGATCTGGCGTTGGTCTATAAATTAGTAAGATACCAGAATTAGAAGGTTTCATCCATTCTGGAATATCGTCTTGTATTAACCAAAGACATCTAAATTGTTTACAAACTTCTGGGCGATCATTGTAAATAGAACAGTTTAATTTTTCACAAGAGATATGTGGACATGGACTCCCTCGATAAACTTCATGATCTCCTATCATTGCAGATAAAGTACCGTTACAGCAAGCAACACAACCATCGCAATTTCTCATGGTTCCAAAGCAACGTAATATGTAACATCAAGGTTTAGATGCTTCCACTCAGAAATATAATGCTTGGAAACACCAACAGTATAGTCACCTTGAAGAAGTCGAATGTTCTCAACCTTTAAGTCAAGCGAATGCGTTCCTTCAAACGTGCCTGGTACAATGATATCATACGTGTTGGAAGTTGCAGATTCATTGTCACGCACTGAGAGAACAATCTCTTCATCAGAGCTGATGTTCAGGTCAGGCAGTTTGTAGATACCAGTTGCCTTTTGAATAGCAGCGATATCAGAAGCAGACAGAGTGAACTGAATATCAGAACCAGGATACTTCACGGACTTATCTGGAGCAGTTTTAAGTGTAATCTCAGGGTCGCTAAAATAATATTTGACGCGACTGCGCCCATCTTTGATAGTAACGAAATCATTATTATCAAAGACCAGAGAAGGATTGTCGAACAATGATAGACCAGCCAGAAACTGATTAAGGTCATATATCGCAAAAGTTTGTGGAAAGGACTCTTCGACATTCGCTGCCGCGAGTATGTTCTCAGCATTTGAAATCGTTCTGAGAGTATTGCCTTTCTTAATGATAATACCATTGTTAATGGTGGCGAAGTTCTTAAGAATATTCAGAGTAGTTTGGGAAAGTGCGACTGTGCTCATTTAAACTCCTGTAGACCGTTCTGTGTGCGAGTGTAGTGACCATCAAAATTAAGAAGAAGCATTGCATAGTGAATCACTTTTAAAAGGTCTCGTTTGTTACGACCTTCCTTATCACCATAACGACTTCCATACTTAAGGATATTCGCTTGACAGAAAGGAGCAGCAAGTTTCTTAGCTGCCATCAAATCAATCGTTTGGATATCATCATATCCTTCTTCATCACCACAGTAATGACCGTGATATGTGCTCACTACATAATCCTCAACGTCTTTGAGGATTTTGTCTTCATTGTATTTCCATTGCATAGTTAAATTTCCTTGATAACGGAATCTATTTGGTTAGTATAGCACCTTGTCACGATGTAGTCAACCTCTGTAATGTAACGGCGACCAAGATAACAAGGAATGTGGTTGCCACTGTGAAGTTCCATCACTAGGCACTTGATTAAAAAAACACCCCCATCCGTCAGGCGAATGAGGGTGTGGCGAGGGAGATTATCAAACATCAGAGAGTTTCAACAGTCAGTTCAGGTTGAGTGGTTTCGGTAGGTTGAGCATCAATGGAAGCATCAATCTTGGAATACAATTCCATGAAGGATTGTTTGGTCTCATCATCGAAACGAGCAATACACACTTCGATTGCTTTCTTGCGCTTGCCGAAGATGCTGAAGGCGCGGATAACATGAACAAGGCGGCGAGTGGAAATGATTTCGTCAACACCACCATCGTAGAAGGTCTTACGAATAATCTCTGCCCATGCAACCAGACGACCCACAAACTCTTCATCGTAGCAATTCAGCGACTCAGAAGCTTTCTTGAGAATAGCAGTTTCTACTTTAACAGTAGGATATGCTTGCTCGAAAGTCACAGGGAAACGCTCAAGGAATGCTTCGTTGAGAACGTTAGTGCCGATGAAGCGACCGTCATCGCTACCCTTACCTTTGGTGTTGGCAGTAGCAACAACGTTGAAACCAGCAGCGGGTTTGACATACTTGCCGATCTTCTTCAGGAAGACACCCTTACCCTCAAGCACAGATTGCAGGCAAAGGATTTTGTTAGAGGCAAGGTCAATCTCATCCAGCAGCAGAATAGCACCGCGATTCAGTGCCTGCACCACAGGACCATCGTGCCACACGGTCTCACCGTTGACGAGACGGAAACCACCAATCAGGTCATCCTCGTCGGTCTCAATAGTGATGTTGACACGAATCAGTTCACGCTTCAATTGAGCACAAGCTTGCTCCACACCGAAAGTTTTACCGTTACCAGAGAGACCAGTGATGAAGATAGGATAATACTGGCGAGAAGAAAGAATCTTTTTAATATCACTAAAGTTACCAAAGCTGACGAAGGAAGCATCTTTCGCAGGAATAAAGTTTTCGGGATTTTCGACCACAGATTCTACAGCAGGTTGATTATAAGTTTGCTCCAGTTGCTCGATAGCAGTGAGGTGCCACATACCGCGATGCACTTTAAACTGATCCAGTTTTTTAGTGAGAGTTTGGTAGGACATACCAATCTCATCAGCATAAGTGCGAAGGTCGGCGGCAGTAACAACAGAACCAAAGCGGTCAATCAGTGGGGCGACTTCAAAGTTTTTCATGGTGTGGGTCGTTTGGTATGTAGATATTATAGGGCAAAAGGGGTGGGGGCGCAAGCCCCCATTGATCAGATCAGCTGATGAGTGTGGCGAAGGAGGTCAGCATCTTCTTATTGACGCCTTTCTTGGCAAGTGCTTTTTTAAATGCAGTGCCAATCTCTTTGCTGGTAGCATCCTCATCCACATCAAATTCGCTATTCGCAGATAGCGAATCAGTGCCCATCAGGTAGAGTGCCTGATAACCAAGATGCTCAACAAGTTCAGCGGACTTGTTTTTCTTCCACTGCTTTTGAACCTCGTCATAAGGAATCTTACACTCATCAGCACGATAAGTATCATTCAGACCGCGACCATTCACAAGACGAATACCGATAAGGTTTACATCAGGAAAACGGTCACGCACATTCTGAAGAAACACTTTGGTGATTTTATCAGAATTACCATAGTAACCACCATCATCAAAGCGAGGATACACACGACCAGTTTTACGGTCGCGCAGAACACAATCGCTACTCACATAGCTAGTGCCAAGGCGAGAACCATAACTACGGTCAGTGTAATAGTTGATGCTGGCAGATTCACCGTCAGTCAGAATAATAACGTTGGTCTTTTGAACCTTGTTACGCTTCTGAAAGGCAGGGATAAGTGCGGTCAGAGAGATTGCTGCCTCGTGCAGAGGAGTACCAGACAGACCATAACCAGCAGGAATAGAGTAACCAGAATAACTACCGTTCCCAACCACAAGACGCCAGAAGTTTTTAAGTTGTGCTTCAAGGTCTTTGCCGTTACGACCGTTGCTGCTGACAAGATTCAGCATGTTGAAGTGATCGCACAGTTTGACTTGACCCACCGTAGGAGTTTGAATGCGAGGAGATTTTGTACGAGTTTGAGTAACGTAATCGTAGGTTCGGTGATACCAATAGTCATTGGTGAAAGCATAGATGTCAAAAGGAATCTGCACTTTTTTACAGAACCATGCAAGGTTCAGCAGTTGCTTAGCAGTATCCTCAAGGATACCACCCATAGAACCAGACCAGTCAAGGATAAAAATCAAACCGTGATTCTTACCATCAGGCACCACATTGATTTTCTTGAATACATCTTCATTCCACTTGTAGGTATGAAGCAGTGCAGTATCAAGGATGCCAGTTTTAGCAGTAGATGCACGGGCATACTGGTCTGCCGACTTACGCATCTCAAACTCTTTGACAAGGTAGTTAACCTCACGTTGAGCTTCCGAACGAAAAGTCAGATACTGTTTGTCAACCTCAGCAAACACACGGGAGGTTTGCTCATTGAAACAAGTATTGCAATCTTCCTGCACTTGCTTGTTAGAGACAACAATGTTATCTACTTTGAGGTCAGGCAGCTCAATATAGTTGAGGTGTTGAGAGCGAGGATACTGACTAATCAGTTGTTTCTGATTCTCAGTGAATGCCTTGTCAGTTTCAGATTCAAGCGTATTGGTTTGACCAGCACCATTGGATGCACCTTCGCCTTGCTCATCTGGTTGATCGGAATCAGCACCCTTAGTTTGGTTGCCGTCACCAGAAGTTTGCTGAGGTTGCTCACCCTCACCATCGGTAGAGTCACCCTCACCTTGAGTAGAATCACCCCCACCTTGAGTAGATTGCTGAAGATCGCCTTGCGCCTCAACAACCTGCTGTTGCTCCTGTTGCTCAGTGTAAGCAAGAATCTTGCGAGCAACATCTACAACTTGCTCAAAGGTTTCAGCGTTGGCAAGTTCATCTACGATATCTTTCTCTTCAGCACTCCAAGCGAACACTTCACCAGCATGAATGCCAATCTTAAAATAAAGATTTACGCGGTCAATCAGAGCGTAACTATCCAGCTCACGGCCGCCAATGCAGAAGAAATCATCATCCTGCAGTTCTTTGTAACCAGCATAGAAGTTACGGGCAAGACCAGGAAACTTACGCTTCATCAGTTTCTCAATACGAGCATCCTCACAGACATTCAGATACGACTGAGGAATGCCATAGTCATCACCCCACTTGTCGGGGGTATACAGAGCGTGACCAACTTCATGCCCCACGAGCATATCGTATACGTTGGCGGATGCTTTCTCCCACATCGGCAGGGTCAGCACACGGTCTTTCACGTTGAACATCGCCGTCTCTACAGGGCGATGCTCGATAATAAGGTTCTCAGTGGCGAGAAGGCGAGCAAGATTGCCCTTGACTTCGGCGTTGAACATCGGTCTCTTTCGTTGATGAATCAACTATACAGCAAAGGGGTCGCCGCAGCAACCCCTGTTAAGCTATTCTGATGTTTCGTCTGTGACGTATGAGAAGTTCTTATGCTTCTCAAATCGTAGGCAGCGGTCAAACTTGTCTGCCATATTGTCACGGTGAGAGATAACAAATACATTTGTTTTGTCATCAAAGGTTTTGAGAATCCATCCGAGGTCGCTGTTACCAGATTGGTCTAGCGACCCGTCAAAGATTTCATCTAGAATCAGAAGATTAGTATCCACGCTATTCTTAAGTTTAGCAACGCTACGCCAAGTAAGCAGCAGAGCAATATCGATTCTAGCTTTTTCTCCTTCAGAAAAAGATTCATAACTAAACTCATCCCGATAACGTGATTTGATTACCTCTTCAAAACTTTCATTGAGCATGAACGATGCTGGAAATTCCATCTTATCAAGGTAGTCATTGATAAGCTTGTTCATCGTCGGGAGGTATTTTTTGATGATGCGCGTTTTGATGCCCGAGTCCTTGAGAAGTTGTGCTGCCGTGAGTAAGCAATCTTTTTCTTCTTTTGTTTCTGAAATTGTTTCTTGGATTTGCTTTCCATCCTCACTGAGGGATTTAAGTATTGAAAACTGTTCGCGTTGATTGACATCTGAATCCCGCAGTTTTCGGATGTCGTCGTCCAGTTCTTCAATTCGTCTATGAAGTGACTTAATTTCATTATTGAGTTGTCGATTCTTTAGATTGAGTTCGTTTATTTCATCAATCAAAAGAATAAAGGTATTCTCTTTACTTTGAAGATCGGAAAGTTGTTGTCCCAAATCAGACATAGCTTTTTCCACCTCAACAAGTTTATCCGAGAGAACTTGGATCTTCTCTTGTTTAAAATGCTCCTCAATGTTTTGTCCACAGGTCGGACACGTATCGTTCTGCTCAAAGAATACTTTTTCTTTATTATGTGACTTTTGTTTGGACGATATTTTGTTTCGTAACGAATCGACCTTAGCAATCGTTGCTTTAATTTTCTGCGTGTCTGAAACGGCAGTGGTCTTAGTGTCGATTTCCTTGTCGTTATCGATGATTTGTGATTCATAATCTAGAGCTTCTTTTAATAGAGATTCTTTTCTATTCTCTTTTTCTTGAATGTCTTCTTTATTCTTCTTTTCAATGTCAAGCATAAACTGCTTCTGCATGTCAATCTTCTCTTTGACTAGAGACAGTTTATATTCGTGATCTTTAAGTTCGTCGTTGATTACTTTAATTTTTTCTTTCAGATTGACATTCATTGTTGAGAAGATTTGGATGTCAAGAATGTCTTCAATAATTTCTCTGCGAGCAGCAAGAGGAAGACGCATGAATGGCACAAAGGTCGATGACCCTAGCACAACAATTTGAGTAAACGATTTATAATTCATCTTCAGAATCGTTTGCTCAAAATGTTTCTGCTGGTCTACAGCAGAAGAATCTTGGTTAAGTAGAGCACCATTCTGATAGATTTCAAACTTCGCTGGTTTGATACCACGAATCACTTTGTATTTATTATTACCAATATCAAAGTTAACTTCCACAACACAATCACTCTGATTGATTGAGTTGAGAAGTTGTGGTTTGTTAATCTTTCTAAATGGTTTGCCAAACAAAGAGAAAGTGAGAGCATCCAGAATGGTTGACTTTCCAGCACCATTAGTTCCCACAATCAAACTACTTTTCGCATCAGTAAGAGATACTTCAGTAAACTGAGCACCAGTAGAAAGAAAATTTTTCCATTTAATCGTCTTGAAAATTATCATAAGATCTAGGGGGAACAATAATGTCGTCAGGTTCAACGATAACGTATTTCATACCTCGCAACTCACACATCCCAACACCAGCCCGTAGGTCTATTTCGTGAGTAGTGAGAGGAGGTAACGAATCACTTTCGTCATTTGCTTCCAGTAATCCGAGATACCTTTCGGCATCGTCTTCGTCTCTAAAGAAGTATATCACATGGTCACCCTCACCGTCAACGACTGAGTACACACCATCAGTATGTTCAGCAAGAGTGATTAGAAACATTTACACTACCTCACAACTCTCAATATATAGTGACTTCATTACACTCTTCAACTTTGCTTTGTCTACGGCAATCTCTACCTCATCAATATATTCATTAAGAAGTGTAAGAGTATCTTTAATTTCTGCATTCTCATCATCTTCAACAAACGCATCGTTGACAAGAGTTTCAATAATCTTTACATCATGTGGTTGAGTTGCAAAGACAGAATCAACAAACTTTTCAAACTCAGTATAATCTTTTTTATCTTCTACGATAATCTTGACAAAAGAATTTGCACACTCACTGGTATTGAAGCTGAGATGAGAACCAGTAGAATCATTATAATAGATTTTCTGGAAAATCTCATAAGGGTTCTTGACCCGCTTGAGTTTATTTGTTGTCGGTTCATAGAGATGAAATCCTCGCTCGTCTTTATAATCGTTCCAGAACATCTGGTAAGGGTTGCCCAGGTAAGTGATGTTACCTCTGGATGATTTGTGATGATAGTGACCAGAGAATACTTGTTTAAACTTTTTGAATATGGAAGGGTCCATTCCATGCTCCTGTTTATTGCCAGGAGTTACTTCAAAACCAGATAGTTCAAGATGACCCATAGCAATCTCAGCACTGGTATCATTAATCCAACGCATTGTCTCTTCGTAGTTAGAAGAGTTAATCCAAGGCAACATCAGAATCTTAGCACCATCAATCATTACTGTCTCTGGGCGAGAGTAGATTTCGATGTTGCTAAAGTCCTTGAGTAGAAGTTCGGGTGAGTTAATCTCGTTCGTATTCTTATAGTAGGTGCAGTGATTGCCAAGAATCATGTGAACGAAGATACCCATATCTTCAAGGCGTTGAAAATAATAACTACGCACACGGTTCCAAACATTGAAATCAATCCCCTTACGATTATCAAACGTATCACCGAGGTCAATAACAGTTTTGATTCCATGTCTCTCCAGTGTTGGGAAAAAGATGTCGTCGTAGAATTTTTTGAAGTATTCCCAGAACGCAACACTACCTTTTCTCCCGTCTAAATGCTGGTCGGTAATAAGAGCTACTGTCATCGCTTGCTTCGCATTTCAAGGTTTTCTTTGATGCTGTTCATGTCAGCACTGCTGCTATTATATCCTATCATGTCACCACTGTAACTATCTGTATGCAAAACTTCATCATATCCTGACCGTTCAAGAATCTTGGATTTGATTTCTAGTTGTTTTTTCTCACGTTGAATCCTACGCAAGAAAGCATAATAGATAATCTGAGTGAAGTAAGCAAATGGATTGGTTGATTTCTCTGGATTAAAGTTATCAATATACTGCAGACAATTTTCAATACCATCACAAATCATATCTTCCCTAAACATGTAGTTGACAAAGTTAGGTTTGTATGATAGGTGTGTAGCAATTTTAAGAAAACACTCTCCAATATAATTAGGAACTTTAGGTTTGGATAGACCTGCTTCTTTAGCAGCAGCAACCTGCTGTCGATACACCATCAGGGCATCGAGGAACTCTCGGTTGTTGACGTAATTTTCTTTTGTAGTTCGTCTACCCATCGGCTTTTCGACTGTTAACATGGTTTATATCCGTTGGTGTTTGTATTGTAACATACCCAACGAGAATTGTAAAGGGGCTTGACACAACTCTTAAATCCGTATATAATAGCAATGTTGCGCCTTCAAGATTTATTATATATCTCTTCTAATAACTTCTTAGCTTCTTTAATAGACCCTAGATAACCTTCATGGCTTCTAGGGTTTTGTCTTTTATTATTTGATTTAGGTTTAGGGGAATTTCTTTTTTTATATTTTGATTTGTCTTCTAGATGTTCTTCATAACAAGATGCAATCTTAGAATCAAGTTCCGTCATAGTAATAATTTGACAACGAGGAATAATAAACATATCTTCATACGTTGCATTAATCCAATCATCAAATACAATACCTTCATAGATTAAATTATTTTTTCTTTCCTCAACCTTTTCAACTAAACGAGGTTCTAAAACTACAATAACATCATCATTTGGATCGTAACTAACTTTAGCTACAATCTCTTCGCCAGAAGTTAATTTAATAGTTGCATAAAATTCTTCTTCCATATTATTTTAAATCGAGTTTGATGATTTCTACATTAAACTTTTCTTCTTCATATATTTTCAAACGCTCATCTAAATGTTTCAGCGTATAATTTTTCTGTGGTGTTCTGCAATACTCATCGGCAATGTCATAAAGAGTAGCGTAAGTTTTATTATTGCCCTTACGCAATACACGACCGATAGATTGTAAGTTTCTTACTCTTGATTTTGATGGTGAAGCAAATACAACATTGTGTAGATTACGAATGTTGATGCCAGTGCTGAATGTTCCGTATGAAGCAACAATCACTGCGTTGTTTTCAGTTTCAGTGATGCGTCTAATCTCTTCGCGTTCCTCTGTATCTACACCACCATAGACCAGAAAAACTTTACGACCTTCTTCGACAATACTATTTATTGCCTCGTAAAGTGGCACTCCATGACGCTCCACATAGTTGAATAAAACTAGGGAGTTTCCTTCTAAGTCACGCACAAGATTTTTAATTAGACGATTACGTTTTGGATTGTCAACAATTGCATCAATCTCTCCTTGATAATCAAAGAACTCCATTCTCTCATGCTTCAGCAAAAGAACTTTGATTCTGAAATCAGATAGATGACCTTCCTTAATAAGCTTCTCTGTCTTGGTAACATGCTTACACTCACCAAACAATCCTTCTAGCACCCACTTGTGAGTAGCAGAACCATCCAGTGTTCCAGTGAAACCAAACCTATACTTAGCTTCATGTAGTTTAGTCATGATGCCAGTGAGTGATTTGGATTTGAATAGGTGTGCTTCATCACCGATGACACAGGAAAAGTCATCAAACCAACGTTTAGGAAACTTGTAGATAGATTGCCAAGTGGAAATGATAACTGCTTTCTCTACGTTTTTATCTTTTCCACCATATATTCTATGACAGTAGCTATCAGTATCCCAACCATAGTCGGCAAAATCATTATACATTTGCTCAACAAGCGAAGTGGTAGGAACAATAATGAGCGTTTTCTTACCCGTCTTTTTGTATTCTGAGGCATAGTAATACCTAACCAAAGAGTAGATCATCAGGGATTTACCTGATGCAGTAGGCGACAAAAGTAACCTGCGGTTATTTAGAAGTGCTTCGTATACTGCTTGCACTTGATAATCTCTTGGGTTATGATTCGGACACACAGCCGCCATGAATCCTTTGACACCTTCTAAGGTAATCTGGTCGTTCTTTTCTTCTACATCTCCGTAGAACTTATTGGGTTCGTATGAAATAGAATAGTTTTTGATATCACACCATTCTTTCAGGTGTGAGATTAAACCACAATATAGTTCACCTGTTCCTGGTGAATACAATCTAATCTTGCCATCCCACATACCACTTCTATACTGTGGCATAAACTTGGCATTAGGAATGTCGAACGTAAAGTAATCTGCTAATTCGTAATGAACATGAGGTTCTGCTTTGATAGTCAGATAAATGTTGTTCTTTTTTGCAACTGCCAGATTTGTCATTAGGTGCTACCGTTAATAAATTTCTCCCACTCGATAGCGTTTTTAATTTGGAAACTTCTATTGGAAATCATTTTAAGAACATTATCCAAAAAGAAAAGTGCCTTATTAATAAACTCTATTTTCATCTCAATGTTAATCAAATCCTCATCCGCTTCTAGATATACTTTCATCTTCTCGGATGTTTTTATGGATTGCCCAAAAGGTTTTTCTTTGTAAACTTCAGGATCGGCTTCGCCTTGATAATATTCTCTTTTTTCTTTTAACTTCATACGATACTGAAATTCCAGTGCTGTCTTCTCCGTAGAGAAATCGTTGTAGAAGTTTAAATATTTATTGTGCTGGTAAGGGATGTCTAGCGAGATTTGTGCTAGGTCTGCTGAGTATTGTTTGTTTTTAAACTGGAAGTCGATATGTGAATCTTCTTGCCATTCTGATTTAACATGATTAAAGAGTGTTCTCAAGTCATCAAATTTCATAGTTTCTTCATTCGTTTGTTATTAAAAGTATAGCGCACAAATTTAAATGTTACGTCCGCTGTTAAATATTCAACTTCGGTATCTCCAACATCAAAAGATACTTCAGTTAAATCTACTGGAAATAATTGTTCAAAATTAACAATAATGTTTTCTTTAAAATTACTATTTAAAATTAATAATCTGCCATCTGAATATTGTGGTTCCGAATCATCAAATCCTTCTCCCAAATTATTTTTTTGAATCCAATTCCAAACATTAATATAATTGGTCATGTCTTCATCAATAATAAATGTAACTCTCAAATCACCATAAGACAAACCACCAGAAGATACGATTGGAATAGGTCTAAAAGGAGTTGGAACAATTGCATTTGGAACATTAATATCTGGAATAGATGCTCTCTGGCAATAAAAATCTATGCCAGCAAATATATCTAAATCAAGTTTAAAACCGTTAGGTGCCAAAAAATTTCTATTCTTTGGTTGGTCATCATACCATTTTGCTGCCATGACTGTATCCTTTTTCTCTATTTATTTGCATAAAAAAAGACCCCCGAAGGGGTCTTGAGAAATGACCTGAGAATCAGGTGAGGTTGATAACCTTAACTCTTCTGTAATACTGGTTAGTATTAGGAGTAAGAGCTGAACCGTCTGGAGTAGCACCAGCGATACCATTAACGTTCGTTGTCGAAACGAATGGGTTGCTGACCATGCCGTAACGGGTCTTGAATCCAATCTTAGGTTGGAAGGTATCAGGGTTGATACTACGAACCATTTGGAGAGGAACGTATGGGCAATAGAAGAGACCAGCATCATAAGGTGATGTGCCCTTATAACCCATGACGTAGTAGTGCTTAGCAGCTTGTGACTGACTATAGATAGGAGCACCGAATGGATCGATGTAAACACGGATACCACCCTGGAGAACACCAGCAAATACGTTACCAGTGTCATCAACGTTGAGTGAAGTGTTGAGAGCAGGAGCGTAGTCAAGCATACCAGCCATTGACATAGCGGAAGCAACGTCTGCAGAGCAGATCATGAAGTTGCCCTTACCTCTACGGGTTAGTTGACCGATTGCGTTGGCATCACGCTGAATCTGGAATAGGAGACCCTTGAACTTCTCTGCCATCCAACGACCGTTTGAATCAATGTCAAGGTCGAAAGTGCCCTGAGTTGCAACGTCGTTCTGAGCACCAGGAAGTGCAACAGTGTAAACGGTACGGATGATTTCACGGTTAATCTCAGCGAGGATTTCGCTTGAGAGTAGGTTGGCGAGCTCTTGCTCAGCATCAAGACCATGGATTGCCTTGAGGTCTTGTGCTAGTTCTAGGGTGTATTCTGCCTTGAGAGCGCGTGTCTTAGCAGTCACCGAGGTCTTCTCGATGCTGAATGACATCTCGCGGAAGAGTGTACCAGCTTCGCCTAGAATTTCAGAAGTTTCACGAGACATGCCGCGAGCAACTTCATAAGTGCCAGGTGAACCGTCGTTAAGAACTGCAGGGTTGTTGCCTTCTGCATCACCACCAACACCAGAAGCGTTGCGAACGCTGTAAGCGCCTTGTGAAGCATCTGAACCAGCAGAGAATGCTTCGTCTGGCTCATAGTATAGTGCCTCAGCACCGTTCTGAGCTTCGTAACGAGCACGCATTGCGAAGATAAGACCAGTAGGACCGCTCATTGGTTGAACGCCAGCGATGTCATAAGCGACAAGGTTAGGCATTGAACGGCGGATTAGGCTGATTAGGATAGGATCGAAACCAGCAAGACCAGCAGTGTTGGTCGATGATAGAGCTGAACCAGCAGGTGAGATGGTTCCAGCGCCGAGTGAGTTGACGGCAACTTCGTTGAGCATTCCATGCTCTTCGCGGATTGCACGCTCTTGGTTTTCTAGCAGGGTAGCAACAACCTGTCTGCGATATGCGTCCTTAATTTCAGGAAGGTCTTTATGACCGAGAACAGGTGCCCACTTTTCCTGCAAAAGTCGTGTACTTGACATTTGCTTTTACTCCGTTGAGTGATTGGGGTTAAAATTATTTATTATAATCAGTTGCTCCAGCGGGAAATCGCCTGAAGGTATGCAGCCATTACTGGTGATACTTCTTCCGATGATTGCTCGCCCGAGACCTCAGGTGTTACTTGCTCGTTAACTACATGCTTAGGGAAATAACTTCCGATGAGTGTTGAAACTTTATTGCGGAAATCTTCTTCCGAAACAAACTCAACTCCTTCTGCAAGAGAAGCAAGTTTTTCTCTTTGGGTATCAACAAGACCCTCGCTCATTTGAGAAAGGATAACTTGCTTTTGATAACCAGCGAGTTTATTATTAAGATCAATGTTACGCTCAACCTGTTCGTTGAGACGACCTTCCATTTCACAAAGCTCCTCGGTCATGGTTGCCACAACATCTACCTTCTCAGATGGAAGGTCGAGGTAGTTTTCTTCAAAAACTTTTTTGAGACCACCCATGAACTCTTCAGCGATCTCAAGCTTGAGACCTGCATCGAGTGCAACTTGGTTCTCTTCTACCCAAGTGGTGATTGCATAGTTGAGTGTTTCATCAACTTTCTCTGCAAGTGCAGCAATCTCCTCTTGGAGTTTGACAGAGAATTGCTCTTGAAGTTGACCAGCAATAGCATTTACTTGCTCTTCGATACGTGACTTAACAGCCGCTTCAAAAATTGTAGTTGCCTTTGCTTTGAAATCTTCAGAGAACTCTTCGCCTTCGGTAAGGGCAGCAACATCTTCCGCAGCGGAATAGTTGATTGCTTCCATACCAAATACTTTTGTATTGTTAGGACCATTCTCAACGCCATACCCAGATGACTTAACCGAGAAACCTGAATCTTGGTGCTTGCCGCGAGTTTGCTCATCGCTAACTTTGCTATTATGCTTAGCAGCCTTTGCTCCAGGATTATCCTCACCTTCTGGTGATTCAAAATCTGAACCACCATTATCTTCCTCTGACTGCCCAGGAGCAAGAGAGGTAGGTAGTTCAAAACCTGAATCTTTATGACCGCCGCGAGTTTGCGCGTCACTTACTTGACCAGTTACTGGATGCATGTATTGACCGATACCAGATGATTGTCCAGGAACAATAGCGGGAGAGAGCGCACTCGTCATTACATCTGACTCAGTTACAAGCTCCTCAAACTTTTCGTTTAAGTTATCTGACATTTGAGATTCCTCGTAATACTTACTATATGTTTATTCTATGATTATTTATTAAATTACAAACTTTGTAAGAAATGGTTGAAAGCTTTCAACGACCTCTCCTCAAGATTTTTTCTGGTGGATTCAGAAATATATCTTTGGTATTTAGCAATATTAACTTCCTTAATAATGCCATTTTCCCATACCCACTCTTTTCCTTCCATGATTCCATTCACAAATGCGTCAGGTGCGGAGGGATCTGCTACAATGTCAGCAGCAGTTGCGAGCATAAAATCATCACGAACATAATTGGCACCGTTCTTCTCTTCGATAGAACCCATGCCTCTAGAAGAAACACCAAGCTTAACTCCTGACTCCAGAAGTGACTTAGCAATGTTTCCCATAGGTGTATTTAGAATCTGTGCTTTACCAATAAAATTAGAACCCTCTGCTTTGAGAGAAACAATTTTATGCGACACACGATCTAAGTTAACAGTAGGACCATCAGGATGACCTAGTTCACCGAGAGCACGACCAACATTTACATACTGCTCAGTGTATCTACCAACTTCACGTTCTAGAACGCCAAATGGATATACACGACCGTTGCGGTTTTTAATATCACCCTGAAGGAATACACCTTCAATGTAAAGATTTTTTTTACCGTTGGTTTCTTCTTCGAGGATTTGAATATCCTCAATTGCTTCGGTGATTAGTTTCATTGTTCTGGTTCCTCTGCTGGGGTTTCTTCTACCTCCTGTTCAGGAGTTTCTGGTTCATCGAAAAAAGATTGTGCAACAACCTGCTTGTAATCTTTCATTGCTTCTGCTGCTTTTCCATAGAGGAGGTCAGCAATTTTGTCGAGTGCTTGAACTCTATTGCCGTCACGAACGGCATTGACAACTTCAATAGTATCCATTTGATTTACCTATAATAAATTATTTATTTTTCTGATGTTTTAGGTTTAGGTGCAGCAGCAGGTGCTGGTGGTGGTGGAGGCATTGCTCCTACTTCCAGAGTTGCTGCATTCATTAGGTTGGTATGAACAGGATCAGGAATCTTACCTTCCGCAATCTCATTCTCCATTTGCATAGAGATTTCTTCATACTCAGCATCGTTCTGCATAAGAACTTGCTTTCTAACATACTCAATTGAATAATACTTTCCGAGGAAAGGGTCAAGTGCAGTTGCAACTTGTAGGCGATTGCCCATTAGTTCTGCTTGCTTAAGTTCTTCAAAATGATTATCAAATTGATAGTCGTATTGAATATGCTCTTGCATCTCTTCCCAATCTTCAGGTGCAATAACACCTTTTAAAATGAGTTGAGTTTTGAGAATGTCGTGGAATAGTGCGCTAAATTTTTTGCGAAGACGACCAATCCATTTAGCAAATTTAAGTTCATCACGAAGGATTTCGGATGAACGACCAAGTGAGAATCCTTGGTTTGCATCATCTAGACGTGAAGGTGGAAGGTTGAGAGAGTTGTATAGTTTCTTTTTAAAGTATTCGACATCTTTGAGTTCACCCAGATTTTGACCACCAGGCAGAGTTGTGATTTCAGTTCCTCTGCCACCTTCACGACGAGGGAGCCAGAAATCTTCAAGCATACTCATATGCTTTTTGTCGTCGCGGATTTCACCAGTTTGTGCATCGTACACAAGTTTGTTACGATAGCGAGCCATAACTTCACGAAGGTATTGCTCTGCTTTTACCTTAGGAAGATTACCTACGTCGATGTAGAAAATTCTTCTTTCTGGTGCGCGTGACAAACGATAGATAACCAGTGCATCTTCAATCATGCGAAGCTGGTTAAGTGATTTGATTGCTTTGTGTAGAAAACTCAAGACCATCTTTTTGTTAAGATCTTGAATACTGGAGGTTACATATGTGATAGCATCGTTCGCAATCTTGACGCCACTCGTTGCGTTGTTGACATCGAAGGTTGAACTGATGAATCCCTTTGGATTATACATGTAGTACTCTACATAATTTCCAAAGTCATATGCTAAAGCATTTGAGGGGTCTGCAGTATTCGCAGATAATACTTGTGATAATCTTGGGTCTTTATTTTGAACTCTGACCTTCTTAATTTTCAGTGGGTCGATGTATCTGAGTTCAGTAATACCTGCTTTAGGATTAGCAAGATTGATAACTTTATGGTAGTATATGCGACCATCAATATACCAAGTTCTAAAAATTTCATGTGCTCTAGTATCAAATTTAAGAAGACGAAGTATGTATTGAAACTCTTCACGAATTTTCTTTTTGATTGATTCGCTTACTTCTAAATTTGATAATTCAATTTGAACTGGAGTATCATCTAAACTAGAGTTAATTGCTTCGTTAACAATTTCATCAATAGCAGAATCAACCTCTGGATGCATAGACATATCACGGTAGCGTTTGATGAGGTCAAACTCATTTCTTGCTACGCCATCGATATCTACATATGAACCAAAATAACCACCAGCTACGGTGGTTACTGCGTCATCCGCTGAAGGAGGAATTGGGGATTGCCCCTTCAATTCCTCCTGTTTAGATTTAATTGAGAATCCAAATAATTGACTCATGTTTAAAGTGTCTCACTGACTATGATATATTTATCAAGCAATAAGATTGTTGTAATCAGGTGCGTTATTTCCTGCTGTCCAATATTGAAGTTGGAACTCAACTGTGAAGTCCTCAATCTGATCGTTGCTATCATAAGCAAGATCAATCTGAGAAACGTTAGTTGGGAAACATTGTACAAATTTATAAGATCTCATGATATGACCACCTGGATCATCAGTAATATCTCTTCTCTCTAATTGATGGACGACAATATCAGCAGTGTAACCATCACTTGTTTGTGGGGTCCATTGTTCTGCAGTGTTGGCTTCATGAGCATTAATTGCTCTCATCCAACGCTCCATAACACCACGAATTTTAAAATCTTTATCATTGATAAAGGTTGCTGTCCATGTATCAAATGTTCTGTCTCCAGCAATTTTTACCGTTCTTCCTCTAAAAGGAACTTCAATAACACCTAAGTTAGATGCTGGAAGTGCTGCTGATTTGCATAGAAGATTTGTTAATTCGATATCATCACCTACTAACTTATCTTCTAATTGATCTGGGAATTGAATATTAACATAAAATAGATTAGGTCTCACTCCTTGATTAACTTTACCTAAGAAATCTCTAACGTTGCTGTTTGCCATTTTGGGTACTCTCCTGTTTTATTTTTAAAAAAATCAACGACCAGTTACTTCATTGAAGCTAACACCAGATCTTGTGGCAACAAACGTAATAGTGACGTAATTAATTGATCTAGCAGGCTTAAGATAAATTTCTGCGACAAATTCATTTCTATCAATAACATCAGCGGTATTATTTGTTTCGTCGCAAACAACCAAATAATCCGTAACACCTCTTTTTGCTTTTACCTCAGCAAGATAAGAAGCAGCTGAAGCAGCAAAAGATGATCTTGTGGTTACATCATTTAATTCAAATAAAACACTCTTTGCTAATGAAGCAATTCTTTTCTCCACAGTTAGGAAAAGACGACGAACATTAATTCTGTCGAATGCACTTGGAGTTGAGAGAGCTGTTTTATCACCAAAAAGAACTACTCCAGAACCAGGGAATGAAGTGATTGGATTGATTCTCTTTAAATAGAGTTTATCTCTATCTGTCTTAGATGGAACGTATGCTAATTTAACTACGTTCTTTAAATTTCCTCTACTTAGTCCAGCTGGAGAGAACCAATCTTCCAAATTGGAAGATGTTTGTACACATAGTCCAGCAACGTCAGCATTGCAAGGAACATAACGATATACATCATTAAATCTATCGTAGATATATTTGTAACCACTATCTAAAACAGCGTATGAAGTTGAAGCAATAGCATCAAAGAAAGAAACAATTTCATCTCTTTGTGCAGATGGAGAAGACAGTGCAATAAATCCTTTATGTGGAGAAACAAAAGCAACGCAATCTTTTCTGCTAGAAGCAAGACCTACTGCTTTTTGTGCTTTAGAAATTTGATCAGTTTTATCAGATAAACTTCCACCAACTAAGACAAAATCAATTTCAATCTCTTCGGTATCAGCAAACAGATCATATGAATTGTTAATGTTTGCAACATTAGTTGTCCAAGCGTTTGATCCTGCAGACAAAGTAAGAATACCATTACCACCAGTTAACCCAGCAGCTCCAGCATAAATGTAAGAAGAACGAGCGTTAATAACATTAACATAATAATTTGAAGATCCTTGCTCATCAGTTGAAGAAGCAAGTGAAGAAACGTATAAGAAAGTTTCTACAATATTTCCAGAATTATCTAGAACAACAATGTGCAAATCAGATGCTCCATTTGGTTTTGCTGCGATTGTACTCCACTGAGTAGTTCCAGCGACACCAGTGATAGTTAAAGTCGAATAAGCATTTGATGATGTAGAACCGTCTACCCAAGCTACTTGGTAATTATTTGCCCATTCACCTGCAGTTCTTGCAGCAAATTTCCAAGTATAACTAGAATAATTTGATTCAAAATTATCTTTATTTTTAATCAATGGAGCAATAATTCCTGTTACTGTTACTACTGGATATGCAGCAGATAGTGCTGAAGATACAGCAGGAGTTGCAGTTGCAAAATCCAACTGTCTCAATTCTAGAGTTGGAACTCCTAATTCGCCAGAACCAGCATCTTGATCATCATCAAAAGCAATAGCGGTTGAACCTAGTTGACCTCTTTCTACCGTAATAACTTTTGATTCCGAATCAATAGAAACAATTTTTACTGTTTCTGAAGTTACTCCAGTAGTTCCACCAGATGGACTTCTCTTGATAACTGCGTATGAGTTGACAGTAAATCCAGCAATCGTATCAACTGAAATTGTTGTTTCTACTGCAGTTAATTCTGGTGATGCATTTTGCTCGATAATTGCAGATACTGTAGCACTTTCTGCTTTGGTCCATTTAGTAACAGCAGCACCACTAGCATAGTTGCCAGCTGCTGAACCTAGTTGTTGTCTAGTTACTGTTAAACTTTTTTCTCCAGCGGTATTTGTAACAGCAGTTACTAGAAAATATTCTGAACCAACTTTTACCAAATCATTCACAGCAAATGAGGATGATGAAACAACATATAATTTTGTTGCATTTGAAGATGAAGATCCAGCATCAGTAACTGCATTTTTTAAAGCAGCATCTTCAATTCTCACAACTTGAAGTTGTCCACCATATGAAAGGAATGTTGATGCACTAAACCAATCTTCATAATTATTATTTGTTGGAGCACCAAAATATTCATATAATTCTTTTTCTGTTGTTACGCTAGTAATTGTTCCTACTGGACCTTTTGCAAAACTACCTACTAAAGCTGCTGTATTTGCTTGGGTATTTACAATAGTTTGAGTAGTTAGATCACGTTCTCTTAGAACAATTCCAGGTGATACTTGACCTGCCATGTTTGTTTCCTCGTGAAAGATAGTTCATTTTTAACTACAAATATTTATGAAAATGATTACTTCAAATGGGGAAACAATGCATGAACACATTACCAGTCAGGATACTGCCACACATCAGAATTTTTTAGTGTTCTATTTGACTGAATTCTTTTTACTGTGCATTGTTTGCACTCGTATGAATATGAAGATGCTAAGTATTTTTTATGTTTACGAACCACATAGAAATCTGTCATGAGGTCTTTGGTTTCTCCACAAACCCTACATTGTCTTTCTTTGAAAAGTAAGTGGTCTAAAGAAAACTCATCTTCGATATCCATTAGAAACCTAACATGTATTCTACGTCTGCATAAGGATTTCCATAACCATCCATATACCAAACATTTCCATCTTCATCAATAATTCTTTCTTCTTCATCTAATCCATCTGATATAAATCCAAATGGTGCCATGTCTTGTTCAATTTGATTTTTTTGTTCTTCGTAGATACGCTTGCGAACATCATTATCAGTCATCTCCCTGAAATAGGGTTGAACCGCCAACCACGAGAATAGAACTAGACACATCACAAGGTCATCGTTATATCCATCGTCAGCTTCAAACGATTGATTTTTCTGAATGAATGTAGTGAGTTCACTGATAATTTCGTAATCAGAGATTAGAAGTTTGTCATCCTCAATCAGTGTTTTTAAATTAGAGCATCCAACCTTCTTAGTCACCTTTGACATCTTTAGACCAAGTTGAGATTTGGTGCCAGAGAATCCCTGACCTACAATCTGACCAGCGCGACCTCTCATAGCACACATAAGAATGTTTGGATACTCCAAATCATAGTGAAGAATATTAGTAACCTGTTCTCCAATGTCATTGACTTCTGCTAGGATATATGCTTTGTTGTAGTTCTTGCCGACCTGTTCAATAATGTTGGGGAATAGGATTGGTTTGATTTCGTTGTTTCGATACTTAGCAACTATCTTCCAAGGTAGTGTAGTAATATCAAATACGACAAAAGCGGAGTAATCATTGTTGGTTCCACGGGATACGTCAACCGTCATGATATAGTCGCGGTCTGGTTTTGCTTCCTCGTATACTTTCAATCCTTTACCATTATCTTGAATGGGGTCTTCAAAAACCATTGAACGCAACTTAGCCGCAGAGATAAGAGTATCAACCGAACCTAGGAATTCACACTCAAATTCCTGAGTGAACTGCCTCTCAGAGGTGTTCCTGATGGTCTCTTCTTTCCACTTCTCATCTCTGCCAGGAACTTGACTCCAATGTACTTCCAGAGGCACATAACCGTTTCTACCACGCTCTGCATCATGCCAGAGCTTGTAGAACATATTCATACCCTGTGGGGTAGAGATAATAATAACTTTGGTTGTCTTACCAGATGAGATAGTAGGATACACAGAGCTGAAAAACTGCTCTGCCATGTGGTTAGGAACGAACGCAAACTCGTCAAGGAAGATGATGTTAAAAGAGTTTCCTCGCACGGCGGATGATGAGGTGGAAGCAGCGATAATCTTGGAACCGTTATCTAGTTCAAGTGAACCTTTGTTCCATCCTATGACGCCTTGCTGCATCCACTTAGGTAAGTTTTCATATGCCAGCTGCAAACGAGACAGAAGTTCTCTTGACGTTTCTGCTTTGTTTGCTAGAATAGCAATTTTGATGTTGTCGTTGAAGACAGCATAATGCAACAGATAGGAAATAACTGTTGTAGATTTTCCTGTCTGTCTGGGAAGTTTAGCAATATTAAATCTATTTTCGTGGAAGTTAGTAATGAGTTTCTCTTGGAAATCATACATCTCAAAAGGAACAAGACCTTCATCAAGAGAAATAATCTTCACATAGTTTCTTGCAAAGTAAACGGGGTCATCTTTGCATTTGATAAATTCTTCAACTTGTTCCTTTGTAAAACTAATAGCGGTATTAGCTTTCTTTAAATTGGGATTACCAAGATATACTGCATCACTCATTTGCTCTTCTAATATCCTTTTCTATATCGTCCATACTATTTAATCTTTTTTCCCACCCATCGCCTTTGGTGGTTCCTTGTGCTGGATTGATACAGGTGTCATCTCCAAACTTGTCACAAACTAAAGAAGCGAGTTCAGTTTCATTACCCTTTTTATTTGTGCCAACCCAATAGTGCTGTCCACCAATCCAGCAAGCCCCACACTTAGGGCAGGTTTTAGTATCCATGTGTCTTACCTTGAGACGGTAATGCTATTATATAGGTAAATGTTGTATCGTCAAGTTACAATTTACACACAATTACTCTGTCTTACTTGTCATGTAGTCAGCAGCAGTGTCAATATAATCAGCGGCAAGTGTTACTTTAGATTGAACCCATCCAGGTAGTTGCATCTTTGGATTTCTAACAACTAAGCGAAGACGGTTGACTGCATCTTCGATAGTATCTAGTTGACTCATAATCATTCCGCCTTCATCATCAATCTCTCTACCCATAGCAACTGCAACATGATTCTCACAGATTGCCCACATTTCTTTGACGGTTTTCTTTTTCTTCCACTCTTTTTTTAGCTTGTCTTCCATGGGTAGTAAATGCTTATAGTAATCTGGAAACTCCATAATATGTTGAAGAGCAATATTGTATGCCTCTTCGTGTGTAGTTACATGTTCGCGTTCAATAGTAGAACCAATCTCTGCCTGTCTGATAACATAATCGACTGACACACCATGCTCTTTGGCGATTTCTTTCTCTGTAGGAACTTTCTTTTTCATGAGAAATAACCAATCGGCGTAGCCCTTACATCAGTTCCAGTATCAACTGATAATTTTTGATTTGCTTTTTTATGAATAACAATCTCTGTGCCAGGATTGGAGTAGAAAGAACCAACTACAGTAGTTCCATCATTTTCATAAAGCGTGATTGTTCTTCCAGTATTACCACCAGCATCGTGAACAAGTAGAATATCAACAGCAGTTGAACCAACTACGTTTGGTGTAGTTGAGAGGGTTACAGCAGTTCCTAATAGTTTAATTCTCATTGTCTTTTCCGTTTATTTTCTATTTATTCTTAGCGGCGTCTTTAATCATCTTCTGTAAATCAGCAGTGGTGCCAATAAACATTGTGTTGTTTACAGTCGTTGGTGATGACTTCTTATCTTCCTTGCCGAGATTCTTCATCTTCTGCTGCAAGTCAATCAGTTTATCGGTCATGTCTGAGACCTGCTTCATAGCGTTCACAGCGACTTCATATGCTCTAGGGTGCCCTGACTCCTGAGCAACCTCTAAGGCACCTTGCACCGCCTCCTGACCCTGTGAGATGAGCCTGTATAACTCCCCTCTGGTATATTCATAATCTTTGTTGGCATCAACCGTGATTTCGTTATTCTCTTGCGTAATCATTTCAGTTTGTTTTTCAATTGGTTCTATACTGATATCAAAGATATCTTCCATGTTCTTTTCAAATTCACTCATAGTAATGTAATACCCTCATTGAATCCAAAGTCATCATCTGGCATCAGTAATGAATTATCCGTGCTATCGATATCTCCATCATTATCCATATCTTCAAGCGCCTGTGCGGATACGTCATAACGTAAAACTCTTCTGCTTTGTTGTAGGTCACCAAGCCTTTCGTAAACAGTTGCCTTACGAATAATCTCGCTCTGAGTTACAGGACCGTAGAGATATGTCTTTGCTGTAAACGTCAAAGTATATGTGATACTTCTGCGGCGAAGCATGTCATCTTCATAATCATCTTCATAATCAATACCATTTAATACAAATGGAATATCTTTTTTCTCATCCATGTCTGGAATGAGTTCCATTGTGATGTTGAAATTTGGTTGGAAGTATGGTATGATTTGCTCAAGAATCTGTAGGGCGTCGTCTTGAGAGATTGCAAGAATACCTAATTCAAAATTAATATTATATGGAACTGGCATGTATTGAGTTTTTACACTCTCTCCACTATCAGTTTTCATATACTTCTGAATGGGGCTTCCCTTTCTTGAAGGGTCGTAAGTTAGATTAGTCATCTCAAATGAGAGACGAGGCATCGTGATACTTACTTTCTTTTCTGTGGATGGGTCTTGTTCTAGACGAGCAAGAAACTTTGACTTTGGCCCATACGCAATGGGAACTTTTTCTTTGCGAATAACTGCTCCAGTTTCTGGGTCTTTTGTTACAATTTGAATATTGTTAAATAAAGTTCCAAACCCAATCACAGTTTTTCTTATAATACCGTGATAAAAATGATTACCTAACATTAGAATTCATCTCCCATATTTCCAAATTCGCCAAATGGATTGCCTTCTGTAAAGTCAATTATATCATCGGCATTATCTTCAAAGTATTTATTTTGATTGTTTTCATTATTTTTAATATCTATATCAAGTGTAGAGAAAGTATCAGGAATCCAACTTGCTCCACTATCTTCACCAATCAAAGGAATACCAGATTGAATATCTCCAGCACCATTCAAATAAACTAATTTTACTTTTCTGTCTAATGGATGCCAGTCAGCAACAGTAGCATTAATAGTAACAGGAGCACTGACGTTGTTTGGTGTATACGTTTGAGATACTTGTTCTCCTTCTATGTATGACCCAGTTCCTCCTTCTGCAAGAGTAATCCAGAATCCATATGATTCTTGATCGAGATTATCAAGCTCACTAATTCCAGTATCAAATTCAGTGTTTGCATGTTGCATGAGTTCGCAGTTCATAGAGTAAATATAATTTTTACCTAATTGATAAAATGGAACTTCTCTTTCTACAAACTTAATTTCGTAAGTGTTCTTTGTCATTGGAACATAAATTAAATCACCTTCATTCGGTCTAGTGGGAACTTTCAATTGTATCTTTGTAGAAACAAATGATTGCCATCTTCTTTTGGAAACAGCAAGAGTCATTTCATCTGTCAATGCTAAACCAAACTTAGACATTGCAACAGCACTAGCACCACCAAATCCTTCAGTATTAATCAACATCATTTCAATCATATAATGCTGTTTAAATCTTGATAGCACAATATCATTTAAAGTTCTATCTATCAAAAGTTGTCTTGGTAGATAGAATACATCCATACCAAACAATTTGATTTGTTCGTCAACCAAATCTTGAACTAATCCTTGCTCTGTATTGACTCCACCGTATTGTGGAAAGTGTACGCTTTTTGCCATATCAACCAATCATGTCTAGTGGTGGGAGTTCGTAATCCGAGATAATCTTAGATTCAATATCATCAATTTCTCTAATTGCATCCTCATAAATTTGACGCCCGTTGATTTGAACGCCACCAGGCAACTGAACGTTATTAAATTTGATTAGATTCTGACCCCACTGCTTTTTGATAGCAGCGGTAGCATAACGCTTTACCCAGAAGTCATTATAAATTTTTGGAAGGTCTTGTGGATTGAGAGCGCGGTAGCACTCAATAATTAGAATCTTATTCTTTGTTAACATCGCTGGGTCGTAGTCAATGTAGAGTTTACCATTACGCTTGGTAAATCTAAATTGAATGAGTGAACCAGTATTCAGAACCATGTCAAGAGTTTCGATATAACTCTTAACCATGTAGTAGTTTAGAATGTCAATTGAACCAAAAGCATAGAGGTCGTTGAGGAAAATTTGATATTCAATACCAAATAGGTCTCCACGAATGCTGCTTGACGTTACACCAAAGATTTTTTCCACACCAATAATGTGGTCGGGAAGTTCGATGTAGTTACCACGCTCTGTCCACACGTCACCGTTGGGAGCTGTATGTGTGATATTGTTTGTTTTGAACCTGTTGACTTCTGCCTCAGTTAATACATGCTTGAGGTGCATCTTTTCCATGCCATCGAAATGACGTTCTTGGAAAAATTGAAATGTATCGTCTAGAGCATCTTCAATCTGGTCGTCATCTACGTTAATTTCTAGAACGGGAGCACCCAATTTTCTGAGACAGTATTCTTTTAGTTCTTCCCTCGTAGCGGGTTTAGCCATAAAAAAATACCCCTAGTTTCCTAGAGGTATTTATAATTAGGTTGTATTTATAAAGATTATGCCTGTGCCTCAGTCCAAGAAATACGAGCGTTGATGGACTTAGAACCAGAATCAATGTTTCTAGCAACGATTGTAATCATATCAGGACCGTCTGGGAATAGTGTTTGTGCTACGTTTGAAGATGTTCCGCCACCTAAAATACAGTTGCCCAAATCTCTTGCTTTTGCGAGGTCTGCTGTGGTAACAGTAAACTGCGCTCCACCCGTGCTATTGCTGAAGAATGAGTAAATAGATTCTCCACCAGAAATTGAAGTACCAGTAGCGTGGAAGCACACTTGTGCAAGTGATGATCCACCAAAGTTCTGCCATGTTCCGCCAGAAACTTGACCATTCAATCTAACATCAATTAGGAATCTTCCGTCAGCAGAACAACCAACAGAAGCGAGAGTTAATTGCATTCTGTTAATAAGTTCCTTGAGACCTAAAAGACCAACGTTTCCAGAATCTACCGATGGAGCAACACGAATGCTAACCAGAGCATTAGTGTTACCAGATGTAATTGCCAAAGCTGTCTGCATACCAGCGGTAAAGATGAGCGATTTATCATCGTCATATCTACCATCCATGATTACAGATGAACCCCAGTGACTGATGTTTGGAGCAAAGGTTGGACCGTATGAATAAACTGCAATTGGGGTACTTGCCGAGAAAGTAAACGTTTGTGCGGCAGTAGCACCTGCTGCTTTGAAGACAAGAGTTGCAGTTCCTGATGCGGATGCGGTAGCATTATTACTTAAATAAACAGTTGTTCCACTAATTCCAACTACATATGTTCCTACTGGAATACCAGGACCATGAACATGCATGTAAAGCCCAATGGCAGCACTAGATGAAACAGTTACCGCGTTACTACCAGCAGTAGTCGTTGAACTTGCTAGAGAAGCACCAGCAAGAGTTCGTGATGCAATTGTTAATGATGTTGCTGTTTTACTGCTATATGAAATTAATTCAGGAAGACCAGTAGGTGGAACAATCCAAGCATAACCAGATGATGGGAATCCAGTGGTATCTTGAACAGAAATTGTTCCTCCAGTGGTAGTTGCCGAAGAAAGTGTTGCTGACAGAATAGTTCCGTATGGAATCGTATCTGTCTGATAACGAGCTGGCATGTTACCAGATCTCATGTATGCTTCTGTTCTGGTATTAGCGTGAGTAATTCTATGGCAGTAAATTACTTCGCCACGCTGGTCTTTGAAACCAAAACGAATAGCACCAGCACCATACCATGAATAGTCGATGTAGAACATCTGCATTCTGGTTAGGTCTAAGTTGAAACCAGAAGGACCATTGCCATCACATGTATCAATATTCCAATCAGTTGAAGGAACTTCATAATCAATTGTCTTACTGATAAACGCAGATGATGGCGAAGCAATAGTTGTTCCTCTGTATTCTGGTGCAATTGTCATTGCGGTATCTGATGTGATACCAGTTATGAAGTACGTCTGTCCGCGAATAACAACATTATTTCCTGGTTTTAGTTGAGAAGTAAAACGAGTATTTAATCCAGTAACAGTTCCACTTCCGTTGGTAACTCGAACAGTTCCTGCCAATTGATCGATAGAAGAACGACGGCAAGTATATAGTGTAGAACCATCAAAACGGAAGTAGAAACCGTTTTGATTGTCAAACATACCAAGACGAGTGTTAGCATTTGTCCAGTTAGTGACAGCAATGTTAATTGGGAATCCACCAGCAGTTTGAGATGTTGGAGCAGAGGTTGGTGTATAACGGAATGTAGTATTTGATAGACCTTCAGCAAGAACTGCAAAAGTTCCGTTAAAACTACCGCTAGTTGAAGTAGCACCAGAAACTGACACTTGAGCGCCAGGATATAGGAAGTGAGGTTCTTTGCAAGTGACTAGAACTGTAGTTCCGTTAGAAACTAAACTATCTACAGATAGCGAAGGTCTTAGAATCGTACCTGTGCTAAACTGCATACCCTTACCAGATTGGTAACGGAAGTATCTTCTTGACTGTCTAATTAATGCTGCGAAAGGTGAGTTTGTTCCAGTAGAAATCTTTAGACCACCATCAAATGGTCTGTGTAGTGTTCCTCCAACAGGTCTGGTATATACTTGACCTCCAGTTGGTGCAGTTCCAACTGTTGCTTGAGTTACATATTCAAATGCAGTTGGTGAAGTAACTCTTGCAACATACCAGTTACCATTTGCTGCAGTTGTGTTTGTATTTACAACAAAGATTGGGCATCCAGGTTGTAGACCATGTGGTGCTCCAGTAGTTACAGTGATAGTTGAGTTAGTTGCAGCAGCATCTGTAGCAAATGTTACTTGTGTCGATCCACCGATTTGTTGACCACTATAGAAGTAACCAGGATAGATGTATGAGTTTGGTGAATCTAAAATGTTTCCAGTGGATGTTGCTGCTGCTTCCATATCATATGTGAAATCAACAGATTGTGCTAGCGTTGGAGTAGCAGAACCAGAGTTTGTTCCGTTGATTAGGAAAGAACCATTTGCATCACTATTAGTTAAATACTGACTAAAAATTGGGTTTCCAGGAGTATACTGTGATAGATAAAATATAGTATTTGCCGATACAGCGTTAGAAGCAGCAGTGATTGATAGAGAGCTATCGGAAGCGATAGCAGTAACAGTGCCAATAAATGCTCCAGTTTCATTGTATAATCTATCTCCAACTCTTACTTCAGATAAAAATCTTGTTGCTGAGTTACCAGCAGTTACAGTAGTAGCTCCTCCAGTTACAGCAGCAAGGTTTCCTGTTGGGCTGAAAATTCCTGATCCAGGAGCGCCATTATCAAAGAAACGCTGACCAGACACAAAACCATTTCCGTTTGTTGTTGCAGTTACACCATTTCTCTTTAAAGTTAATGATGTGTCATTGGTGATAGAAGCAACTGCACCAATTAATGCTCCTGTGTTATCGTAAAGAATACTACCAACTTTTGTTTGTGAAGTAAATAACGTTCCAGTACCAGTTACTGCAGTTCCAGCAGTTGTGGAAGTAATTGTTCCTGTAATTTGAGTTCTTGCTCTTACTGTAACAGTACGTGATGTGTTAACAGTGTTTGCTTCAAAAAATACAACTGGAGTAGTTGCGTTTGTGAAGAAAGAAGGTCTGTTTGCAATCGTCTGAAGTGATTCCCACTTAGTTGGTTGGAGACCATATTCAAAGTCAGTATCGATAAGAGCCTGTGGAGTAGAAACTCTCATCTTCGATACTGGGTCCATTAAAACCTCTGCAGGTCTAATGGTCTCTTCATACTCATCTACAAAAATCTGAAGTTTATCAGATGCATTCATTCCAGCGGTATTGTAATTTAGAACAATAATAGTTCCAAAAATTGTTGCTGGTGTATGAGCATTTAAATATGGATCAGCTGTCGTTGCTGCACTTAATGTTAGTGTAGTTCCTGATACAGCAGTAATATATGTATTTGCTGGGATACCATAACCAGTAATTCTTTGACCAACAACTGGGGTAACCTGTGGCCATAGGTTGGTTACCGAAGTTGAACCTGGAGTTCCAGTAACAGCAATTTGAGTATCTCTTGTTCTTGTATAAGAAGCAACCCTTAGGTTAGGATCAGAGAAATTGAAAACTACCGTATTTGTGTTTAGGTTTGTGATTAATAAAAGCTTTTCACGGGGAATGGCCTTATCAATAGTAATTCTGTTCGCTGATGGAACAAAGATATAACCAGTGTCTAAATGAACTTTTCTTGCCATTGAGAAATTTCCTCTAAATTACATTCTTGCTTCTTATATTTATAGAATTAGATAATTGTCACAAATACTCTTTCTGGGAGCTCGGTGCCAATAACTCCAGTTCCTGATGTATTTATTACAATAGTATTATCTGATGTAATTGAACGTTTAATTCTTGAGGAACCATGAACAAAGAATAAGAATTCTCTATCAGGAACTCCTGTCTCTCCTTCAACATAAGTGTCTTGTGGAGGAACATTTGTTGTAGTTTCTGCAGCACCAGAGAATCCATATAGAGAACCAGAACCCTGTGCTCTGAAAAGTTTTTCCCACTTGTCAACAGAATCTCCCTCAACAAATATTTCTCCACTACCTTGCTGAGGAACAAGTGCTCTAGCGAAGATTGAATCACCCGAACCGATGATAACCATTTCACCGCCATAATATAGTAATGCCGATTTTTCGGTAGCATTTCCAGAAATACCAAATAGAGCAGTATCTTCTGGAGGGTTGACCGTTGTGCTTTCAGTTGCTTCTGATAATGTGAAGAGAGTTCCAGAACCATCAATTGATTTGTATGTTGTGCTTTCTGTAGCAGTGTTGCCAACATCAAACAATCCAACTCCAATTTCACTGATGGTTGCAACAACAACTGCACCCGATAGAGCAGAGAATTCGCCAGAACCAACGTAACTCTTGACTACCTTGAAGTCACTATATGTGACATCAACTGCAAATAGTGCAGTATCTTCGGGTGGATTAACGCCGAATGCTTCGGCGGAACCAGATGCAGTGAATAGAGAACCAGAACCAGGAAGTGCAGTATCTGTCTGAGATTCTGTTGCAGTTCCTGATAGAGTAGTTGTTCCTGAACCAGATGCAACATCAGTATGCTTCTCAATTGCAGTTCCAGAAATTGTGGTGTTTCCAGATGCAATTTCTCTAACAACAAATGCGAAGTTGCTATAAGCACCAGCGACACTGAAGAGTTGTGTATCTTCTGGTGGATTAAAGGTAACTCTTTCTGCTCCACCAGATAGAGTTCCGATAGAACCAGAGCCTGGTAGAGCAATATTTGTTTGAGATTCTGTTGCAGTTCCAGCAATATCAAATAAAGTTGTAATATCTGGTGGGTTGAACGAAACACTTGAAGCAGAACCAGAAATAGCAAATATGTCACCAGAACCTTCGTAATCCTTAACTGCTTTGAGATTGCTGTAAGTTCCAGATGCAACAAATAGAGTTGTGTTGTCTGGTGGGTTGACTCCAGTAGATTCTGATGAACCACCAAATCCAAACAGAGAACCAGTGCCTGGTAGAGCAATATTGGTTTGAGATTCTGTCGTTGATGTAGAAATTTCTAACGTTGCTAGACCAACGTAGTCATTTGTAATCTTCTGAATTGCTGTTCCAGTAACAGTGATTGTTCCTGAACCAGATTCAACTGCAGTGAACTTGAGGTTGCTATAAGTTCCAGATGCAACAAATAAAGTTGTATTGTCTGGTGGGTTGACACCAATCGATTCGGCGGAACCGCCAAATCCGAATAGAGAACCAGTGCCTGGTAGAGCAATATCTGTCTGTGATTCAATTGCTGTTCCAGTAACAGTGATTGTTCCAGAACCAGATTCATCTGCGGTAAATTTAAGGTTGCTGTAGGTTCCAGTAATATCAAATAGAGATGTGAGGTCTTCTGGATTGAATACCACCTTGAGGTTACTATAAAATCCATCTGAAGTGATTGAACCAGAACCAGAAGTAAT